TAATTGCGCTGTCATCAGCAGCGTATGTGTTAACATACACTTTCATTGCGCTATTCAACGTACCAACAAACTTAGTGTTTGTAGGTGCTTCGAATGTACCTTCTGTTGTTCTTGCGAACGCAGAAGTTGTAGCACTTTGAAGAATTGTCAATGCTTGTGGGCTAACAACAGCCCAGTTACCTGCACCGCGACGTGTACGCTGAGCGATCACGTTAGCAACACGGTTGATAGCAACTGCCAAAGCGGCATGCTCATCACCAACGAATGTAGCTGTACCAGACACACCTGTCTGATCGTATGCTACTGTGTTGCTTGCGCCAGAAGCTAAAGTACCTAAGCTACGTAGAACTTCTTGGTCGATCTCAGCAGTGATCTCTTGTGCAAGAGCTGCCATGATCTCAGCTTCGATGTCAATACCTTGTTGGGCTTGTGCATCTTGTGCTGCTTCAAAAGTCCAGCGAGCTGACAACTTACGTGTCTTGGCTTCAACTGTTTGCTTCAAGATTTGGATGCTTAGTTTGTTACCAGCAACACCTTCTTTTGCTGCTGTAGCATCAGCTTTTCCTGGTGCAACACCAGAATAGCCTTCAGCAATCTTGAATGGGCTTAGTGCCTCTTCACCAGCTGTTGTAGATCCACCTGTAGCATCAGTGAAGCTATCTGAATAGCGAACACGTAGAGTGTGGATTTGACCAACTGGGCCAGTCATTGGTTGTACGCCAACCAATTCATTAGCGATGACCGTAGGCATCACACGTCTGATCACTGGAAGGATCACACGATTTAGGGTTGCAACGTTGCCAGCGGATGTAGCTCCAGCTGTGGCGCTCTCTGCCAAATACTTGCGGGTATTCTCTAGAGTAGCTGCCATTACTGAACGCTTGTTACCTTGAAGACCTTCTAAAAGAGCTTCTTTGGTTTCCGACCAGCGTGACTCGAGTAATTGTGACATTATAGTTCTCCTTAAACTTTTAGTCCCGCAAGCCTGCGGATGTCAAAAATTTCAGCAGTTTTTTCTTCACTGCTAAAAGATTGTGCCTGTTTTTTATCGCCTGTCATTTCTTTGCCTTCTGTTAATGTTTTCTTAGCAGGTGCACCACCGTTCATTACTGATGGGATGTACTTGTCGTAAGCTGTACGTAGTTTGTCTGTTTGAACTGATTCTAGTAATTCTTTCATTACTACACGCTTGTCTCCACTTAATGGGCCGAGCAATTCGCTCATAACTTCTTTGCGGCTCATTGCGTCTTGTGCAATACGTAGTTCTTGTTCACGACTTTCTACTAATTTTTGTGTTTCTGCAACAATCTTTGCTGCTTCTTCAAGTTCTTGCTCTTTTGTAGCAACTACTTTTAGAAGTTTTGCTGTTTCGCTTTTCTCATTGAGATGGCTTGCAGCATATTCGCTAGCGAAGCTTTCAAAAATTCTGCGACCAAAATCATTTCTGCGGGCAGCATCGATATCTTCACGCAACTGTACCATTTCAGATTTTAGTCCTTTGGAGACTGTTTCTTGAATGATAGCTGATGAGCGAGCAATAAAATCTTTCTTAACTTGTTCAAACTTAGCTTTGCTTTCGCGTACTAGTTTGACTTTTGTTTCAGCCAAGTCTTTCTTGTCTGCATGGAATTCTGCGATTTCTTTCGCTAGTGCGTCCACGATAAAAGATTCTAATTTACCGACGTTGTTAGCAACTGCTTTACGATCTTCGTGTAGTTCTGCAAGTTCTTTGCGCAAATTATTCAATACAAATGCTTCCATTGCTGTAGCATCTTCTTTCATTTTTTGTGCATACTTGGCACGGGCTTCGATAAGTCCTTGACGGTCTTCTGCTAGCTCTGATAGCTCTGCCTGTAGGCGGTCTGCTAACATTGCTTCTACAGCTTCGACCATTGCGGATTTGTCGTGCTCATACTTTTGTGCAAATTCTTCACGTAGCGTGGCAGTGACTTGGTCACGGTTTTCTTGAATTCTGCTTTGCCAAGCGGTTTCAATTTCCGATTTAAGTTCTTCGGAAATCACATTGTTTTCAAACAACTGTTTAACGAAATCTAGCATGTGATTCTCCTACTGTTATTTGAGACCTCTGATGATTCTCACCAGACTCTCTGCTATGTATTTCTGTGCCTTTGGGTCGCCTTTGACTTCTTGTGCTATTTTAAATGCCTGGTTTCCACCTAATGTATTCATTAAATGTTCGTATACTGGAGTTGGGTAAGCTCCCGGGGCGCTAGGTTGTGCTACAATATCAACCGTGATAATTTCAAAACCTTGAACATTACCACTGCCATCTACTTCACCGGAACCTCTACTCGATACACCCAACTTGACTCCCGACTCTAACATGGTCTGTACTAGCTGACCCATTGGAGTTGGGATGATTTTAAGTTTTCCGTAGCCGTTAGGACCATCCATCCACATCTTGGTAATCATATGACTAACACGATCTAGATTGATTTTTAAATCCTGAGGATGATCTAACTCTCCACAAACTGAATATCCGCCAGAGATCTGCTCGTTAAGCGTTTTGACAGCCTTGCCAATCTCAAAGGAAGAATAAATTCGCTGGTTCTGATTACGGATATCTCCTTGAATACAGATACCGTTCAGATGCAGCGATTTTTTATCGCCTTCACCTTCGCTCTCCAAGACAATCTTAGCCTGGTCAAAACTCAATTGTTCGCTGAGGTTAGTTTTCACCATTGCGCCCTATTATCTACGACCACGGAAAAGACTTGCTTTGTCAACTGAACCGGAAGATCCACCTGCTCCGCTGAATTTGCCTTCAGCTTCGCCTTTCTTCTCTGCACCATGGCCTGGCTCTTTCTTAGAGAAAGCACCACCTGCCTTGCCGCCTGGAACGTTGATGTTGCCTGCGTTATCTTCTTTTGGTGTACCTTTGAATAGGCTTGAACCGCCTAGTTGGCCACCACCTGCACCTGCGTACTTAGGTGCTTCTTCTTTGCTGCTTAGAATGTTAGCTGTTGTGCCGCCCATATCGTTCTTGCCTGCAACGATAGATTTAGCATTTGTGCTAGAACCTTGGCTTAGTTTACCAGTACCAGCTAAAGCACCTTCAGCTGCACCTTTCTTTTCTGCGCCATGACCACCTGGAACTTTTTCAACGTACTCACGTACTGTTTCTAGATCAAAGTCGTCTTTCATTTCATCTGGTGCGCCCATATCATCGCCCATATCGTCACCTTCTTCGCCGCCAAGTGCGTCAAAGCGTGATTGTAGTTCGTCTACAATAGCGTCTAAGTCTTGAAATAGCTCTTCTTCAGATTCGCTACCTAAGTCTTCACCTTCTTCTTCTGGACCAATTTCTCCAGCTAGGTCGTCGCCCATATCACCAGCAGGGCCGCCTGTTTCGTCATCGCCTTCGTAGGCAATGTCTTCAAATTCTTCGTCAACTTTTTCTTCTTCAGCATCTTCATCTTCTGCTGCTTCGTCAACTTCTTCTTCCTCTTCTTCATCATCCATTTCGGCTTCGATGAGGTTTTCGTAAATTTCGCGAGATTTTCCAACTACATATTCGTGGAATAATTCTTCTGCTTTAGCTTGATCGTCGTTGACCAAGCGTTCGAGCATTTGCTCAAGTAATGATTTATCTGCCATGTTGTATTCTCCTTCAAGATGGTTAGGCTGTGTTTTTATTTAACATTAAGATTACAATCTGGGGTTAAATGGTAGTTTTTTGAACGTTTTCTGTTGTATAAGTACAGTCCGGAAACTTTTTATAAAATTCTTCGTAGGTAGTGTGTTTGAGATTTTTTAACTGTATTCCTAATTGATCCGGAATAAAATCTCCAGAATTTATTACTCTGTGGTATTGTATGTTTCTAAAATCTCTAATAGTTCTTTCGGTTTGACTCAACCAGTTTCCGTGAAAAGTGGCTGTATCGTTGCTTTTTTTATAATTGTAAGTATCTGCATACACGTTGTTAAACTTACCTTGCAAGCCTTGATAATCGAATCCAAAAATGTAGATATCTCTATGTCCTTGTTCTGATGCAAACCATAATGCTGTAGGTCCTGAACTCCATCCTTTATGTGGATTAAACATGTTTAGATTATGTTTATTACTAATTCCTTTATTAGGGTTAGTCCATACAGAGTGAGTTTTGTGATAGCCGGAAGCTACAATTTCGTTGATCATTTTAACATCTACTGCTATTAAATGATGCGGTTCAAACTCTCTATAGATAGCATTGCAGGCATAGACTATGCCTTTATCTAGTAAGTTTTTGTGATTTAGTTGTAGTCTGCTTGTACCGTTGCCCAATACAAATGCAACATTATTCTGCTGGTTGCTCTGCTTCACCGGCTGGTGCTCCATACATCTGTCTAACAAATTCTAATTCAGAATCACGCTCATATTCATGAGCTTCTGCTTGCATACGCAATCTGTTAATTTGTCTTAGTGTAAGGCGGGTTTTTCTAGTATCTCCTCTTTTAAGAACAGAACTATCTTTGTTATTTTCATAGCGACGATCAACTGCAAAGTCGTTATTGTTGTCGTTAAAATAAAGGAATTCTAATAGGAGCATACGATATTTATCATTGAACCGGTTGTTCAGCAGGCGCTGCTTCACCTTCTACGCCTGTATCTGCTGGTGCTTCTTCAGGTGCTTCTTCGGCTTGTGCCGCTAGATCTTGTTGGGCACCACTTGGAGTAATGCCCACTGAACGCATTTGTCCGCCAGCATCTAACGCTGGTTTTAGATTTCCGCCTTGTTCCTCTCTCCACAGCTTTTCGTTTTCTGTAATCTCTTCTTGTGTCATGCCTAAGAAGCGTTTCATAGCAAATCGTTTGCTGAGATGAGGTATTTCTTGTAGCTGTGCAAACGTAGCTGCACGGGCTGTATCTAGTTCACTTTGACGATAGGCCGCAAAGTTCTGTGGAGGATTAAACTTTAACTCAAATAGACTTGGATCAATGTTTACTCCATTATTCTCCAACCACATTTTAAATTCTAAGTCAAATGTTTCAATAATCATTGACTGTAGACGCTCGCAATATTTGTTAAAACGCAGTTCTTGAATATAGGCTGTTCCTACTTTGCCGTCGGCAACAGTGTTGCTGGCTTCTTCAATACCTGTTGGCAAATAGGCAGCGGGAATTCTTAAAGCACGGAATAATTTGTTGGTAAAAAAGCGTAAATCTGTAATTTCACCAAGATTTGTACCGCCTGCTAGTGTATCAACTTTTGATCCACGACCTTCTGCTGTCTGTGGAAAGAAGTAGTCTTCTGAAGCACTTAACGGATTATAACTAGCATCAATAACATTATTGCCGCCTCCAGTTGAGCTAGGAATACGTCTTTGTTGAATTTCGTTTTTTACACGTTCTACAAAGCTCATGGCCATGTGCGCCGGCATATTTCCAACGTCAATGTAAAATATACGTCTTTCTGGAGCACGTTGTACACGATAGATAATGATAGCATCTTCAAGCAATTCTTTCTGCTTGTATACTTTGAATACTGATTCTAGTAGCGAATTACCAAAAGGATAGTTAGTATCGATACCTTCACTTAGACTGATATGCACTACATTTTTTGCGTCAACAGTAACTTCATTTGTTTGATTATGGAACCGTGTGCCCGGAGGCTGACTAGCAGAGCCAACCATACCACGACCTTGACTTCCGCCACTAGTATATGAACTGGTACCACTAGGTGCAGTATTTGTAGTTCCGTGAGGAGTAACTGCAATTAAATCTTTAAAGTTAAAATTAATGTCTCTAATAACATACTGCTCAGGAATTTTACCTTCGCTTTCGTTTACAATAATTTTTGATACTTTGGCTGCATCAACAAACAACCATTTTTTAGTTTCAGGGTCGCGTATAAAAAATACATCTCCATACTTGAAAGCATTTCTAACTATGCGGAAAATTCTAGTTTCGAATTGTTGTTGTTTGGTCCATTTTTGTAGACTTTCTTTGATTAGCTTGACTTCAGTGGAAGTAGGTTGGCCGCGAAAGAATGTTTGGAATGGGGTTGCATTTTCTTTGTCTTTTTGAGTGCAGAACTCGGCAAGGATATCTAGAGCAGCATTAACTTCGCTGTCCATATCCATAGTATCGTATTGCATATAACGCTCAACACGATTGGGTGTACCTGCATAAACATCTGGCAGATAGCTAGAATAATTTGCTCGAGCTGGACCTGGACGGCCACCACTTGACAATGGGCTTGACGAACCCATTTGGTTTCTAACATCAACAGGTGTAAAGTATTTTTTCCAACTCATTTATAGTTCCGTTACGACATAAACATGTCTGTGCTCATTGCTCTTAATCCCCTTAACTGATTTGCATTCAAATCTACGCTTTCTCTATTTAAGGCAATTAATTGACCCATCTGTATATTTAACATTTCTAAACTTGCTACTACCGCATTTAGACTCGATACTCCTCCGGCACTAGGGGCTCCCGAACCGGTGGCAGTATTTCGAACAGTTTGGGTTTCGACTACCGAACTTGCAGTAGTTGATGCAGTAGTAGAAGGTGCTGGTGTTGGTGTTAATGCTGTTCTGGCGGTGTCTGTACTAGGAACATTTGAACCTGGATTGCTTAACAATGCCATTATGTCTTGTTGTTCTTTGCCAAATCTATTTACTACACCTGCACGCTCGTTGGGCTTACTCTTGCCAAAATGCTTCTTTCCATCATCCGCTCCCCTTTCTGCATAAACAGCTTTTACCAATTGTTCGTCTGTCATGCCTGGCTTGAACACACTGTTAAAGATTCCCATCGCTCCACTAGGGCCGTGTTGTACAGCAGTACTATATAACATTTCCTGAAGAGCTCGACTACCGTTAATTCTTGACTGTAGACCTTGATCTTTTAAGCCTTTTAAAGCCGTTCCGTATCCTTGTCCTAAAAATTCATTTTCGCTGTTGCCTAACGCACCGCTGGCTGCAACTTCTTTCCACACATCAACTGCTTTACCGCTGGTACTGCCAGTGTCTTTTTCTATGCCTGCATCACGTAATTTTTTAGCAACATCTCCTTTTCCTGTTTTTTCAAGGAATTTAAGAAAATCGGTCATTGCTCCGGCTTTGGATGAAATTTGTTTTTTACCGTAGCTAGTGCCGCCACTTTTATCCCATCCAACAGTTCCGCTGCCTCGGCCTGCTGATTCGTATTTTTCTGCTATTGCTCCTAGACCTGTACCAATTGCAGATGCTCCAGGTACTTGTGGTACTGGTGCTGATCCAGATGTTGTTCCAGACGGAGGAGCAACCTGAGGAGCTCCTGATCCTCCTGCTCTCATTGCTTTAAAGGAATTATATAATGCCTGTGGGCTGCTAAAATCCAATCCAGGTTTCTTATCTTTTGCGCTAGCTTCTTCTTCTGCTTTTTTTGCAGCATCAAGTTCGGCTTTCTTTGCATCAGATAATTCTTTGGTAGTAGTTGTTAGTCCTTCTTGTATTTTTTTACTATTTGCTGCCAATCGAGCTTCTATTTCTCTCTTTTTCTTTTCAGCGTCAGCTAATGCTTCTGCTGATTCAGCAGCATATCGATCTTCTCTATTTTTTGCTTTGGCTATAGAAATTGCTTCTATTTGGGCTTTTAGTTGTGCCCTTAAAGTTTTTTCCAGTTCTTTAGCATCTGCTGTCGCTTCTGTAGTTGATGAAGTACCAGTTGCTGGGTTTGATATACCTGCGCCGGGTGCGGCAGATCCAGTCTTTCCAGTCTTGGCGTTTAGATATGCTGTTTCTGAGGCTATTCTCTCACTTCTCGCTTGATTAGCCATATTAGTAAGACCAACAAAACTCCCTATATTTTCTATTGTTCTAGCTAGACCAGATTGCGCTTTTTCGAGCAGATTCGCTTGCTGCCAATTTTTTTCATCTTGGTCTTCATCAATTTCATTTCCACCAACACCAAGTGCACCAGCAGCAGCATCAATAACATAACTACCACCAACTACTACGGCAGCTGTTGTTGCAGCAGTTTTGGCAGTTTCTAAAACTTTACCACCAGCTCCACCACCGCCTTTACCACCTTTACCACCTTTACCACCTTTATCTAACAGGCCACCACCGTTTGCATCTCGAACATACAAAGCATTTAACGGAGTAGATCCCCGTTGAGCCATTTTAAATTCTTTAATGGCCAGTGCGCCTTTAAACAATATGGATGCTATTTTCATTGCACCTAATAGTATAGTGACGTTTTCAATATTATCCATTAAGAATTTAAATGCTGGCATTACCCAATTTTCAACAAAGCCGGCCAGTTTCTTAAATGCTGATTCTAATTCCGGCAAATATTTTGCCACAGATTGAGTAATTCTGTTATTAAGTTCAGCAATTAACTGTTGGAATCTTTGTAGTTGTGCAGGATCTAATCCGTCTTTAGCCGCTGCTTGATCCTGAGCACGTTTTCTAGCTGCTGCTTGTTCTGCTTCTGACTGTTTTTTAATTTCTTCTAAGTTGGTTTTTTGTGCGGCAATATTTAAATTATCTAATACTAGTCCTTGTTGAATATTATTACCTACGTTAGCATATAAATCAGAAATTCCAGCATTATTAACAGCTCTAGCTTCTGCTCTATATGTTTTATCTAAATTGTTAAGAGATGCCTGAGACACTGTGCCTGTTTGTTGTATCTCTCGATACATTGCATTTGCACCACCTGCTGATTTTTGCATCAAAGTGGCAAATTCTCTTCCGTGGTCGCTGGTAGCATTTCCAAATGCAATATATTCTTTCATGCCTTTTTGTGCAGTTGGCCCCAACGTTCTCATGTACTGTGTAAGTCTTTCTGCACCTTCAGGATCCATCTTTGACAGTCTTATACGATAGGCAGCATCAGCCATTAAGGCATCTTGTTCAGCTTTAAGTGCATCTTTGCTTTTGCCTGTCAATTTAGACAGTTCATCCAGATTCTTTAGATAAGTTGCACTGCCTGCAACCAGTTGTTCATCAGTTTGTCCTTGCAATTTTCCAGTCTTAGCAAGGATTCCAACATACTGAGCCATTCCGCTATTAATGTCTTCAGTGCTATATCCTAATCTAGCCAAATCATCATTTAACGGATTTTTTCGAATCTTGGACCCAAGTTCGGCCAATCGTCTAGCACCATCACCTGCGCCTTGACCTAATAAAGCTATTGATTCACCGTTCTTTGCAATCACTCCAGCAAATTGATCAAAAGTCATGCCAGCACTGGTAGCAGAATTGATCATGTCATTGATACTACCACCGAAGTTTGCACCTACGCTAGATGCCTGCTGAAATGCTTTGTAAGTTCTCTCACCTGCTTGAGCAACGACTCCGAAAGTACTAGCCAACATGTTTCCAACTAATGGAATTGCACTCATGGCTTGTGCAGCTGAACCCATGCTAGAGTTCAGATTGCTGAATGTTCCCATCGTTTTAGTTAGATAGCCAACTGCGCCTTCTAGCGAGTCATTAAAAAGATCAACTGCCTTAATTGTATTGTTTAAAGATTTGATCTCTTCTTTAAGAGCTTTTGTAGTTTGCTCTACAGCTTCAACTTTTCGTCTTTCGGCTTCGTCTGCTTTCTTTTGAGCTTTGGTTGCAGCATCTAGTGCGTCAGTTTGTTTTTTGGAAGCGGCTGCTAGTTTTTTTAATTCTTTTTCAAGTTCTTGTTTTGATTTAGCCTGTGCCGCTTTGTCTTTGCCAGTGTTATTGGCAATAACGGTCATGGCCGCAAGAAGCTGCTTTAATGTTGCCTCTGTGGCCGCATTGTTTAATTGTATTGGCTGACCGCCAAAATCACCAGTAACTTCTGCCATTTAATTTAGACCTTGAAAACTGCGCATATAAATATACGACTAGATAAAGTATTTATCGGAGATAAAAATGCCAGATCAATTCGAACAGAAGCAGCAAAAAAAGCCAATTAACAACCCTCTTGCCAATTATTTTAGGCAACCAAAATTATACATCCAACTGCCCAGCCATGGAAATTTTTACCCTGAGGGAGCACTGGATTCTAGTCAAAATGATGAATATGCAGTATTTGCAATGACTGCCAAAGATGAACTCATGTTCAAAACTCCTGATGCTCTTATGAATGGTCAAGCTACCGTTGAAGTTATTAGGAGTTGTGTTCCAGCAATCAAAGATCCATGGCTAATGCCCAGTATCGATATCGACGCGGTATTGATTGCAATTAGAATTGCATCATACGGTGAGTCAATGGAAGTTAATAGCAGTTGTCCAGAGTGTGGACATCACAATGAATACAATCTAGATCTTCTGTCATTTTTAGATAAGTCTAACGGCTTTACATATAAAGATACTGTATCAGTTGGGCAATTAACTATTAAATTACGTCCTTATAACTATAAAGAATTAACTAAGGCAGCAATAAAAACATTTGAACAACAAAAATTAATTTCTATTGTTACCAATGAAGATCTTTCCGAAGAAGATAAAATTGCCAAGTTTGGAGAAAGTTTTGTTAACCTAACAAGATTAACTGTCGATGTTGTTGTTAATTGCATCGAAAGTGTTGAAACTCCAGACGGTATTGTTTCCGATAAAGAAATGATTAGAGAGTTTATGGAAAATACTTCTAGTGAAATTTTTAACTTAGTTAATGATCAAGTTAAAGAAATGAAAGATCTAATGGCTTTAAAGGCTCACGACGTCGAATGTCAAGAGTGCAGTCATAAATTTACTGTTGAGGTTGCTATGGATCAAACAAATTTTTTCGTAGTAGGATCTTAACTCTTCCTCAGCCGGAGATTCTACTTTGGGTTCAGCAGCTGGAAAAAGAGGCCAAGGAAATTAAACGAGATATTTTAAAAATCTGTTGGTATATGCGTGGCATGAGTTATTGGGAAGCAATGCTGCTCAGTTGGGAGGAAAGGCAATTGATTGGCGAACTCATAAAAGAAAATCTAGAAACAACTAAGAAAAGTGGGTTGCCATTCTTCTAATAAAAAGGACTCCTAGGAGTCCTTTTTGTTTGTTAACGTTTTCTAAACAGACTAAAACTTTCTGAAACTTTTTCTCGAACTGTTGTAGGTTTTGAAGTTCCCATAATGTTCCTACGATCAGCTTCAATAGATTCTTGAGCAGCTGGTACTGTTGCTCCTGCTTTAATTCTCTTTCTTGCTGCACCCAATGCACCTGTACCGTATTCTGCTTTCTTACGAATAGCATTAATAGATTGTCCAGGAAGTGCCTTACCTGTTTGTGTATCAAATGTTTGTTGACCAATGTTAGTAGCACGTTTAGTTCCAACGGTTGCTACAGGATTAGCAATAGTTTTTTCTCCGCTTGGTGCAGTCGTAGTTGCACCTGCTGTAGGCTTAGTCGGAGCTGCTGCTGGTGCTGCTGGTGCAGGTTCAGTCGGTGCTGAAGCAGCAGGAGCAGCATTTGGATTACCTGGTTTAGCTTTGTTAGTTTTGCTAGTAGGAGTATTGGCCATTGTATTAGGCTTTGCAGATGCTCCTGCTTTTGCCAATTGTCCTGCCATGTTAGCCATTGCACCACTATCAGCTGGAGCTTCTATGCTACCTGCTGCAGGTTTTGCAGCAGGAGCCGCTGGCTTAGCGGCAGGAGCAGCACCTACTTCTTTTTGTAGGGCAGCTAAAATTCGTTGCTTGCCTTTCTTATCGAGTTTGTCAATATTGGCTTTAACTTGAGCATAAGCAGTACCACCTGCTGTTGGAGCAGGTTCACTTGCTGGAGCAGTATTACTTGCCGGTGCTGAAGTTGCTGCGCCAGTCGCTGGCTGTGTTGTCTTAGTTTTTGTAGCTGCTTTAGGTGTAGGTGTTGTTCCAGTTGTTGCTGTATTGGCCGCTGGGGCTGCTCCGGTATCTGTTTCTTCGTCATCGCCTGCTCCGCCTACAGTGGCTTTACCTGCTTGAAATCCTTTTTTAACAGCAGACCCTAGTCCTGCAACTCCTCCTGCTACTGCACCAACACCTTTAGCAACAGTACCTGCAACTTTGCCAATGCCAGTGCCTATTTTATTCAACAGTGGACCTTCATCTACTTGTTGATTTTCTATTAATATTTCTGTGATTTTCATTTTATGAAGTTCCTAATTGTTTTTGTAGGTACGCAGTAAGGCGTTTTTTGCTTTTTTTATCTAAGTTGGCTAAGTCTGCTTTAACTTGTGCATAAACAGATGTAGAACCACTGGCTATCTTTAAAGATTTATACACTGTATCTACTACAGTTGTATCAACTCCCTGACCAGTTAAAAACTTTTTGAGTTCTTCACTGTCAGTAGGTGCACCAGCTTTTTGCCAAGCTGAATTTAACTTGTCTGCGGTAATTTTAGTTGTTAAGTTAGTACCAACAGTACGAGCTTTATTCATTGCCTTGCCAGCAAATCCTTTGATAGCATCCATTGGTCCTTCGTTTAGTTGAGAAGATACAACACGATTGAATATCAAATATACTTGACCTTCGCTTAACGGGCGAGTTTTATGCTCAACAGATTCTTTTTTAGCTAGACTGCCTTTAGTTCCAGCTGCGGCCACAGCACCTTGTGCGGCCGCACCTAGATATTTTGTAGCTTCTTGAGCAGCTTGTGCTGCTTGACTTATCATTGTTCTACTAGCTTGATCAGAGGCTATCTGAGCTATGTATTCTGGATCTTTAAATGTATCAGCAATCATGCCTTCTAACGATTTCCAAGTGGCTGCACTTTGCTCATAATCGCCTGCTTTCCAATATTGTCCAGCTTCAGCAAACAATTTTTTAGCAGTGTTTATGTCTTCAGGTCTACCTACTAGACCTTTAATTTCAAAATTAGCCCAACGACTACCTAGCTCTCCTCCTACTTCGTCGAAGACTTGAGTCATGTTCAAGCGTAGAGCATTAGGGAATAAATTATCTTTAACTACCTGTGCACCGCCCGAAATTGCATCTCCTAGCAGTTCAAAAGTTTTGCCTGCAATAAATCCGTAGGCAGCGGTCTTGACACCTTTACCAATCGCTGTAGAAAGTTTTTCTCCCTTAAGCAATTCAACTGAACCGCGTAGTACCTGACCAGCAATTGCGCCACCAACTGGCCCGCCTGCCAACGAAGCAATTGCAGTAAGTACACCTATAATGGCTGCTGTCTTTCCAGGATTCTCTTGAGCCCACATGCCCATTTCAGATATAGCATCTAATATCTTTGAATCTGGAAATTTGGTATTAATTTTTCTTTTTAAATCATCAAACTTTTGATCAAAAGCCTTAACCGGACTTGTGTTTTGTAGCCACTTGCCTATGTTATCAACGATCTCGTTGGCTTTTTTACCAACATCAACGCCTTTGCCCAGCATAGTTCTATTACCACCGGCATCAGTTGCAGACTTTTCAACAGCACCAAATATAGATTTGATTTGATCAGGACTAAGACTAGCCTCAATTAAAGGCACAAATTCACGATAAATACCTTCAACAACAGTACGTTGTGCTTGATCAAGGCCATGACATGATTCTAATAAAATTCTATTAGAATTATTCATATGTTGTTCAAATAATATATTGCTTACACGCATGTTTACTCACAGATAGTATGTTATTTATTGTATTGTGAGCTGAAGCTCACATTCGTTATCGCTATCGCTCAACGAATTTTCTTTCTTCTAAACATTGTTGATTATAATAATTGCGAAGCAATTTAAGTATTATGCAGATTGTTCAGTCATACTTAGCCCTTGCGGGCTAAGAAGCATTATGCGAGTTGCACAGTACATACAGCGTTATGGCAATTACAGAGGCGGTCATCCGGTACCTCGAGCCACGTCTTATTAATGACGGCGGATTGCTACACAAACGCAGTCTTGTGCAACAACCGTGGGTTTTTCTCCCATCTTTTAGCCTTGATATAATACTTTCTTGTACAGTAAACCGGTTCTGTAGGCATATCCGATCGTGGTCCTGTTAAGGATACTACTGTACAACCCCTCTACCAAGTAGGGAATTCCATTGACTGCGATCCGAGATCCAGCTTTAAGGGCACACTAACAACGCCGGTGCGGGCTTATTTGGCAGTTAAATTGCCTGAATTATTGGCCTTTAAGTATATGCGAACCATGTACACGGACAGATATCTGACCGTTATAATAGTCTTTTGATTCTAAAACTTTGTGATTAAATTGTTCTCTAGCTTCTATGTAAGAGCATTGCGCCTTGGATGTACAGTAAAATAATATGTCTCTACGGAAATTTTCTTTGCCTAATTGTTCCACATCCTTGCTTAATTCAACGTTTGACCCGTAATAATCACGCCAATCGCTGTCTATTTTAGAACGTATCTTCTTTTTCTTCTTGTTGCCGTTTTTAAGTTTTACTGTTTTATAGCTAGTTTTTGAGAATTTGGCTAGTTTTTTGCCTATGTATTTCCTGCCAGTAATATTATTAGTAATAAGATAAACGAATCCTACGCAAGTTTCGGGTAGCTCTTCTATTAACTGATTTTCATAATACCATGACATTCACTTAGTTATTGTCTTGGGCCTTCCTATCATGCCTTTTCTGGATCTTTTGCGTTCTTCACGCTTTGCCTGTATTTCTACCCTGCGGGTGCTTGCTTCGTTGCGTATTTCACTTAGCCAATATCGTGCCTTAATGCCTGCTTCGTCTGAGCCTTTATATTCAAATCGTTCCTGCCACTTAAAATATTCCTGAAAAGCAGCAATCATTTTGTCGTGGCTTTCTGTAGTCAATCAACAATCTCCACATCTGTTGAATAACTAGTAAATCCGTTTTCTTTGATTACCTTAAGAACATGATTAACACGGCTGGTTAAGTCGTCTCTATGCGAAATCAAGAACACATTTTTGTTGCGTTCACGAGTCATCTTCTTAAGAACAGCAATACTACTTTCAACACCACTAGCATCCATACCGCTGTCTACCAGTTCGTCAATGAATAATAGATTAATTGCTTGATATAGGTTTTCCCATACATCACGGAATGCCCATGACATGGATAATATCAATCGATTGCGTTCGCCTCGACTTAAATTATCAAAGTCTAAGTCCTGACCCAATTGTGTAATAATAACACTCAGATCATTTTGAAACTCTACAGTATGAGGTAAACCGATACGATCTAGATAATAGGTTAATCTCTGATTTAGATAGGCCAAATTTTGATCAATAATGCGTTTGCGAATAAACGAATCTTTGTTAGTTAATAATTTGTGCAAGAATTCTTGATGATCTTTTACTCTAACTAGATCATTCACAGTATTATAATTAATTTCCTGTACTGCGGTGTTTTGCAATTCGTTAATTTGTTCAATATAAGGATTGCTTTCGTTGACTTTTACTTCTAAATCACGTTCTAGTCCACTAAGTGTATTTTTGTGATTTAGTGCCTGTTCTAAATTGTCGTAAATCACACTTGGACAAGCACCAAGTTCACCGACCAAACTAATTGCTTCATTAAGCTCACTTAGTTCCTCGCTGTATGTTTTAATATGACTGTGGCTTTCTTCAACTTGTTTGACTTTTGCAGTCATCATCTCGTCGTGCTTGACATCGTGAATATCTTGGCCGCAACTATGACATTTGTGATCTGCTAGCGTAGTTAATTCTCGTTCTAACTTGTCTAGATTTTTTTGTTCTCGTTCTAGTGTACTAGTTTGTTTAGCAATTAAAGCAGTTAGACTATCACGTTCTTTTTTGCCTTTTGTCCACTCGACTAGCGATCGCTGATTAGATATCTCTTCATCAATATTGATATCTAACAGTTTTTCTATTGCTTTGGTTAAATTGGTAAGAGCTGTTTCATGCTGCTCTTCCCACAGTCGTTGTTTACGTTCTAACGATTCGATACTCTGTTGAATCCGGTCGTTAGATGCTTTAATTGTTTCTATTTTTGTATTTTCAGTTGCAATAGAGTCTTTGCTAATTCTAATTGCTTCTTTAAGAGACTCTGCTTTTTCACTTAACTGTGTAATACCTAACAGTTGTTCAATAACAGCCCGTTGATCAGCAGCCTTCATGCTAAGGAACGGCTCAGTATAGGTGTTCAACGCCACAAGATGCTTAAACATTTCATGACTCATACCAAAGATTTCTTCAATGGCTTTTTGAGTTTCTCTGCTATCTCCTTGCGCCTCGTCGGTTGTTTCTGTTGCTTGCTCTTGTCCGTTAACACTAAACTTGAGTACGTTGGGTTTGCGTCCTCTTTCAATATGATATTCTTGACCATCTTTTTCAAACGTTACAGTACACAACATACCTTTGTTGTTAATCTTGTTAACCAGATTGTCTTTCTTGATGTTGGTTAAGGCATTACCATAGATAGCATAACTGAGACCGTTGATAATAGTAGTCTTACCAGTACCATTGCGGGCACCGCTATCATCGCCGCCTAAATCTAAATTCTCACCTAGAACAAGAGTTAGTTGACCCTTATCAAAAGTGATAGCCTGAGTCTGAGCCCCAACACTCATGAAGTTTCTAACAGTTAAATCTTTAATCTTTATCATAGGTTATTATAAATGTTCAATAGTAGAGCTTTATCAAATGCATCACTTTCAATCGCATTAATTTGATTCATGACAATAGTGTCAACACTTTCAAAGTTAATGTCTATAGGTGTAGACTGTGCATCAACTTCAACTTTTTCTGGAATTAGCATAAGCTCTCGGAGATTATACTGGGGTACAAATGTTTCTTTGATAAAGTTTGCTTCTTCAAAACTAATAGGTAAATCAATAGTAACACGGCAGTGCATTTTTTCTTTTAATAACTCGTCTGGCTTATCGATAATTTGACTTAGTTTGAATGTTCTATAAACAGGTTGACCTGGCCAAGTTTTAAATTCAGGAGTACTGCCCCATTCTAATAGCATCATGCCTCGATCGTCGTCTCCTGCATCGGCATAATTGTGAGGAAACGCATTACCAATGTAATGAATGTTTCTATTATGTTGACGCTTGTGAAAGTGTCCAGTAAACACATACTCTTGATTAACAAAATGACTACTTTGTACTTGTCCGTGGTCTGGCATTTGTACCATAGCATTCATATAGAAGCTGGGCAATTCTAAATGTCCAAACAAATACTTGCTTTTAATATTGGGAATGTTTTTCCATTCATCTGCTACTAACCAAGGCATAATAGTTACATCGCCTTCAGTTAGCGTTTCTTTAATAGGAACAACATTAGGAAACAATCGCATAAACTCAACAGAGTTAATTTCACGTTTGTCTTTGTAAAATAAGTCGTGATTGCCAAGAATAAAATATACTTTTTCAAAACTCTGACTTAGGCGTTCTAAATTTGAGACAGTATAGTTCATTGTACTAACATCAGTAGTACTGCGATTATGATGCCAGTCGCCTAGAAAGATGCAAGTTTCTGCACCTTCTGCTTTGGCAGTTTCACAAAACCAAGAGACGAAATCTTCGCAATCTTGATTGTGTGTGCGACTTCCTGACTTTAGCCCGAAATGAATATCGGTGAAACAAGCTACTTTTTTAAATAATGACATAAAATCTCCTTAGTTAGTGTAACACATTTACAACAACTAGGTCAATCCCAATCACCGCCATCTACTGGAGTTGTGCTGACCGGACCATAACTAGCACCGCCTTTGCCTGCGGCATTCTGTCTAGTCCACGACGGGTTCATTCCGTTAATTTCTAAAATATCATCGCGGATATTTTGATTACGTTTTTCGATATTAATGATTCTAACAAATGAATTTGTAACAGCAGCAGTATAATAAGCAAAAGGATTATCACTTTTGCTCTCATCAAATTGAAGTCCAATTTGTGTTAACTGTAAAATAGCCTGTCCACGCATTTCGTCGTTATATGTATAACCACGAACGTTTCCTCTAGTTGCATATCTTTCACATAATTTTAAAAACATACGAGCTAGATTGTTAGTCATTTGTCCGTGCTCTTTGTTAAACGATCCAGTGTCTAACGGACCCTTCCAATGACTCTTGCCCACACATATAAGATTGTTATTGTCGTCAAACTTCCAATGTTGGAAAGGAGGAAAGTTTACTTTGTCATGACTATCTGCGGTATTCTTTAAAGTCTTTTTACGACCAGGTGCAAGCGGAATATGCTCAAAGGTCATGACTCTAAAAACAACATCAGTTTTTTTAATAGTCTTATAATCAACTTCGAACTCTTTTGCTGGAATTTTCTTTCCGCCAGACTGTGCAATTTCGTGAGCCTTTTTACCCATTTTTATTGCTCGATTGCGTTTTGCATCTGCAATTGTTCTAATATTAATCTTAGATACATTTGGAACTATTAAATCGTAATCTCCGTATTCGGGATCAGTGTACGAACAATAGGTGTTTTTACTTAGATGAATTTCTTTCAGTAAATCCTTGTTGGTAAGATACTTGATCTTGGGAGGTTGTGAGGGCATTATTGTCATTGTTATAGAATTCTCCAGTAGTTAATATAATAGCATATTTTGTCAAGAATAAATAGAGTATACAAGGAATAATCGCTCAAAATGTCTCTATCTATTAACCCTTTGGCAAAATTAGTTTCATCTGTTTCAGAACAGGTTAGCGCAGCAGCCGATGCTGCTAGCGGCGCACTAAAAAGTGATAATTTTGCTGCTTTAAAATCTAACCTAGACTCTACTGTTGGTCGACTAAGTGGTGAAATTGGCAGCGGTCTAAACGGCATGACAGCATCGGCTAATACTTTTTTAAATGACGCCAAGGGTGCATTAGGGCAGGCCACAGGCGCCTTAGGCGGAGTTACTGGTGCCTTAGGCGGAGTTAGCAGCACAATACAAAGCCTAGCATCAAACGCCACAGGAACATTAAGTGGTATTGCAGGACAGCTAGGAGGAGTAGCAGGGTCGATAAGCAATACAGGAGCAGCTATTGGTGCAAGTTTAAACAAATTAGGATTAGCCAGTGGCGGTCTTGGCGGAGGACTTGCACAAGTTGCTGGACAAATATCGTCAGCAGCAGGTATGATTAATAATTTATTAAGTATGGCTAGAGGCAAGAACCTTCCTAGTGGCGCAGAGTTATTTAGTCAGCAGGGTTCCTTCGTTGAACTTAAACCGGGTGCCGCCAACGACTGGCGAGTAAAACTAAATGCAAATTTTGGACTGTTTGGTAGTGCATTTTCTAGACTGTCGGCTACAGGTGGATTTGTGTGGCCTTACTTGCCTAATATCACAGTTGCAACCAAGGCCAACTATACACAAATAGACCCCGTCCATAACATTCAGCCGTTCTATGCATATAAAAATAGTCAAGTTGACGATATTCAAATCTCTGGAGAATTCTCAGTTGAAAGCGAATTAGATGCACAGTATTGGATAGAAGGTACTACGTTTTTAAAAACCGCAACTAAGATGTTTTTTGGTACAGGAGAAAACGTAGGCAACCCGCCTATCATATGTAACTTAACAGGATACGGTGCAAGAATTTTTAATAACGTTCCTGTTATTGTAAAAAGTTTTTCAGTAGACTTTAAAGATGATGTTAGCTATATCAAATATACTCCAGCTGGTGGCGGTGCACCAACATGGGTACCAGTTATGAGTACAATATCAGTAACAGTATCTCCAATATATAATAGAACTAGATTAAGACAGTTTAATCTCAAAAGCTATGCCAACGGACAGATAGTGGGCGGACAAGGATATATTTAATGGCTACTTATAATCGACTATCGCCCTACTACAACACAAAACAAAATAGTTTTTATTTAGAATTGTTGACAATTCGGCCGGTGCCTGCTGAAGCCGACGATTTTAAATACGTCATAGAGACTCAATATAAACATAGACCGGATCTATTAGCATACGATTTATATGGTACTCCAAAATTATGGTGGGTATTTGCTCAACGAAACATGGGTGTGATAAGAGATCCAATTTATGACTTTGCTCCAGGCACAGCAATATACTGCCCTAAGAAATCTAACTTAGAAAAGTACATAGGAGTATAATATGTCGATTTTTGGCTCAGGCGAAACTCCCTTAGAAAAATATGCAAGATTAGGATCAGCCTATACGCAGACAACTTCTACTAATACTAGAGATATTGGCCAAACGGCTAGCAATTTTTTAAAACCTGATGGTAATCCTATATTACAAATAGCATCAGCCACAGCAAATATAGTAACTGGTTCTGCTAGACAGATTACCAAAGCGTTTACTAGTGGAGCAACAATCCTTACAGATAAAGGTCAGTCCTGGGAACCCGATCCTACAAAAATTGCCCCAACTGCCATGACTTTCATTCGTCCACCTGGCGGACCACCTTATGAAAATGTATTAGAACAATTTGCCACTTATTCACCGGTGTGGACATTGTCCTGTTTAGAACCAAGCGAATTTAATAATCCTCAGTCATATAGAAATAATCCTGCAGGATTACGAAATGTTATTTTATCGTCTGCAGGTAGATATGATGCTCAGCGAACAAATACTACAAACGGCAAGCCAGAATATTTTATTGATAACGTTCAAATGAAACACAACGTTGCCCCTGGTGCTAAAGACGGAAACACAAATAATTTTAACTTTAGCTTTGATGTATATGAACCTTACTCGATGGGTCTATTTTTGCAAAGTTTAAAAGTGGCAGCAGTAAATGCTGGATATCCTAGTTATCTAGAAGTTACTCCCTATTTGTTAATGTTAGAATTTAAAGGCATGAAAGATAATGGTGCTATTTTTGGATCAACAAAAACTCTAACTAAATTTTTTACAATTAGAATTAACAAGGTGGAGTTTAAAGTTGACGAAGGCGGGAGCAGATATAACATAACGGCTATGCCGTTGCATTACTCCGGCTTTAGTGATTTAGTTAATATATTACCTAATGAAATTTCGATTACCGGCGAAACTTGCAAAAGTATTTTGTCTTCTGGATCGAGAAGTTTGTGTAATGCACTGAATAGAATACAACAATTGGCAGTAAAAAACGGTCAACAGGAAGTAGCAGATGTTTATCAAATTGTGTTTCCTCTCAATGCATCAGACCCTGTTGGAGTAGATCGATCTACTTCATCTACTGATGTATTGCGAGCAACAGCAGATCCTAACAAACAAACAGCAAAGAAAATTGGCGATACATCAGATGAGCTACAGCTCGACTTTGGTTCAGGCCCGATTGGCGCTGATAAAAACACCATGGGATTTGATGCAACGTCTGGTGGAAACTATGTTTTTAAATATGAAAGCGACGTCATGGACGAAAAGGGTCAAAAGGTACAGAAAGAAAAAATGTCCATCGATACTAATCTTAGACTCTTTACTTTTCCACAAGGTGAGAAAATAAGTCAAGTTATTCATAGAATTATTCTCAGTTCTAAATTTGCAGAAAATGCAATCAAACCCGAAGCTATTGTTGACGGATTTGTTGAATGGTATCGACTAGATTGTCAAATACAATTATTAGACTATGATAGCAAACGAAACGTTCGTGCTAAAAAATACGTTTATAGAATAGTGCCATATGACGTTAATGCAGGAGTATTTAAAAATCCTAATGCCGCACCAGACGGCCATGCGAAATTAAATAAAGTTATTGCTAAAAGATACGATTATATCTATACTGGTACCAACAACGATTTGTTAAAATTTGATATTCAATTTAACTCTCTATGGTATCAAGGCCAGATGCCTACCGCTCCAAACAACAATGCTACTATTGCAAACAAAGATCTTAATGCTGGCACGGATGAGAAAAGAAATCAAGCGGTAGTGCAATCGGGTGAAGCTGCTAGCGGTGTATCGGCGACCTCAGGCGGCGCATCTCTTAAACCCGATTATAATATTCCTACTGGTACGGCTTCTGGTGATAAAACAGTTGAACAAGTAATTGCAGATGCATTTAACCATGCATTTCTGCAATCTGGATCAAAAGATTTAGCCAACGTTAATATAGATATTTTAGGAGATCCGTATTTTATTTCTGACAGTGGACTAAATTCTAATCATTTTGCAGAGAAAGGACCCAACAAGCAAGTTAATGCAGATTCATCTATGAATTGGGAAGGCAGCGAAATTTTTGTTTACATATCTTGGAGAAGCCCAGTTGAGCCAAATTTAGGTACAGCAGGCCGGGGCGGCCTATACAATTTTCCTAAAGGAGAATGGGTAAGTCCGTTTAGCGGAATCTATAAAGTCCAATATATTAACAGTAAATTCACAGGCGGAACATTCCAGCAGACTCTTGAGTTGATGAGATTGCAAGGGCAATCAAACGACTTCATTGACGGGTCTGAAACAGTTAATAAGCAAACACAGATGCTATACAATACTTCACTTGAAGAGCGTCCAAGAACCAGTGTAGTTGACTACTCTGATCCAATGGACGAAGATCCACTAGGAGCACCGGCTCCTAGTTCTGCTAGCGCATCTTCAGAATCAGGCACCGGTAGAACCATCAACATTGATATTAGAGCAGAGCAACAAGAAGCTAGAGTATCTGCTTATCTACAGGCCCGCGCCGCAGGACAAAGTGAAGAGCAAGCACAAAATATATCAGCAACTGTTGGCAATAATGTAGGCGCTGCTGCGTTGTCTCGTGAGTTTACTCGATCGGGTTTATAATATTAAATGTGAAAAATCAATCAAGCAATAAGGATATAGAATGTCAATAGAAAAACGGACGCCGGTCGATGTTAATTCTAGTAAATTAGATACCGGATTAATGTTGGCCAAAGTAGTAGGATACTTAGATCCGTCATTTATGTGTGGACTAGAAGTTACACTTCAAAGAGATAACGGCAACACAATTGGGGATTTAGGTCAAACATACACTGTAAAATATGCCAGTCCCTTTTATGGTGTTACTGGATATGAAAATATGGGGTTGAATAAAACAGATTTTAACGATACCCAAAAAAGTTATGGCATGTGGTTCCCAACCCCAGAGATTGGATCCACAGTATTATGCGCATTTGTTAACGGTAATACATCTGAAGGCTATTGGTTTGCCTGTGTACCCAGTAGATTTATGAATCATATGATTCCGGCCATCGGCGGCTCAACAGCAGTAGAATTAACCGAAGAACAAAAAAAGAAATATGATACTACTTCGCCTTTGCCTGTAGCAGAAATTAACAGAAAAACAAACGAACTAGATAAAAAATTAGAAATCGAAAAGATAAAACGCCCAGTTCATCCTATTGCTGATAGATTTTTAGAACAGGGTTTGTTAGAAGATGATGTACGAGGAACTACTACTAGTACAACCAGAAGAAGTATACCAAACACAGTTTTTGGTATTTCTACCCCCGGACCCTTTGACCGAAGACCAAACGCAAAAAAACAGTTTATCGGAAAGCGACAAGCTCAAAGTCCATCAGCGGTACCTGTTAGTAGATTAGGCGGATCACAGTTAGTATTTGACGATGGTGATGATCAATTTCAAAGGGCAACTACAGCCGGAACAGGGCCTGTAAAATATGTAGACACGTTAAAAAATGAAAAGGGAAATCCTGATGTTCCGTATAACGAATATGTAAGGCTTAGAACTCGAACAGGTCATCAGATATTATTACATAATTCAGAAGACTTAATTTATATTGGTAATGCTCGAGGTACTAGCTGGGTAGAATTAACGTCTAACGGTAAAATTGATATCTATGCACAGGATAGTATTTCTATCCACACCGAAAACGATTTAAATTTTAGAGCCGACAGAGACATTAATTTTGAAGCAGGCCGAAACGTCAATATAAAAGCAGCTGGTGGGAAAATGCAATTAGAAGCTGCTAGCAATTTTAATCTAATTGCAGGTGCAGACGGAAAAATTACAATAGGTGCAGGATTCGACTTGATATCGGCTTCGGGTACTAAATTGTCTACTAGTGGATCAACTGATATTAATTCTGGTAGTGCAAATAATTTTACAGCAGGCGCTAATACTAATATCAGTAGTGGCGGTCAACATATAGAATCCGCCAGCAAAATTCACATGAACGGCCCTCCTGCAACCCCTGCAACTCCTGCAACCCCTGCATCACCGTTGAGTACACATGCTAATCCTAAAACTAGTACAGGCAGCGGGTGGGGTAATAAAAAACGATATCAAGCAGGTACTATAAAAAGTATTATGAAAAGAATACCAATGCACGAACCGTGGTCATTGCATGAAAATTTTGCTCCTACGGTATTAAAACCCGCAAACACTGATCGAGACAAATAAGGAATACAATGGCAAAATTATACAACCAAAAATCTGTAGCATCACTCAATGCCAGCGTTGCTGACAGTCAAATCGCTTTTACCTACAAGGGATTTAGTTCTCAAGAATCTAAAAATGGATTTAAATTATACGACATTGATTTAGTAAAACAGGATATTATTAATCATTTTTATATTAGAAAAGGGGAAAAATTAGAAAACCCAGATTTTGGAACAGTAATTTGGGATTTGCTTTTTGAACCGTTCACTGAAGAAGTTAAAAAATTAATTACAGAGGATGTTGAACAGATCATCAACTATGATCCTAGAATAGCCATCAACGGAGTAGTAATTGATTCTACAGATATGGGCATCAGAATAGAAGCTGATATTACATATTTGCCTTTTGCCATTAATGAAAGAATGGCATTTGACTTTGATAAAGAAAATAAAATTATAAACTGACCACTTTATTTTTTAGTTAAATACATGATAGGATAGCAAATTATGACCACAACGTCTAGACAAAATAACTTAATCTTAAATGAAGATTGGACTAGAATTTATCAGACTTTTCAAAGTTCTGATTTCAAAAGCTACGACTTTGAAAATCTTCGCAGAGTTATTATTGCCTATTTCCGTGAAAACTATCCTGAAGATTTTAATGACTACATTGAAAGTTCAGAGTATCTAGCCTTAATTGATGCTATTGCATTCCTTGGTCAGAGTCTTGCATTCCGTATTGATTTAGCCAGCAGAGAAAATTTTATTGAACTTGCAGAGCGTAAAGAAAGTGTTCTACGTCTTGCAAAAATGCTCAGTTATAACGCTAAGAGAAATATTCCTTCTAAAGGTATATTAAAATTTGACACTGTAAGTACTACAGAAAGTGTGTTAGATAATAACGGAAAAAATCTAGCACAACAGACTATTGTGTGGAACGATCCTACAAACTCTAATTGGCCTGAACAATTTGTTACAATTTTAAATGCTGCTATGGCCGATAATACTGTATTCGGTCGAAGTCAAGGAACGGCTATTATTGACGATATTGCCACAGACCAATATAGATTTAGAACAGCATCAAATGATGTTCCAATTTTTACATACAGTAAAATAGTTGCTGGTCGACAAATGACATTTGAACTAGTTAGTACTGGGTTCAAAGGCAAAGAAGAATTGTATGAAGAACCCCCTGTGCCAGGCAATCAATTGGGATTTGTATATAGAAATGATGGAAAAGGTGGTACTAGTGCAAACACTGGCTTTTTCTTAATGTTTAAACAAGGAACCTTAGAGCTTGCAGATTTTTCTATAGATATTCCTACAACCAACGAGTTGATAGCCATTGACAGCAACAATATCAACAACGACGATATTTGGTTATATTCATTAAGCTCGACCGGTGTACAATTAAACGAATGGACCAAGGTGTCGTCTTTAATAGGAAATAATATTTCTTATAACAGTATTGATTCTAATATTAGAAACATATATTCAGTAATCACTAAAGAAAATGACAGAGTTGATCTTGCATTTTCAGACGGAGTTTACGGAAATTTACCGATTGGAGCTTTTAGAACTTACTACAGAACTAGTAATGGTCTAGTGTACCAAATAGCACCTAATGAAATGAGAGGAATTACAATAGGTATTCCTTATGTTAATAAGTCGGGAGTAAGACACACTCTAACAGTAACATTAGGATTGAAATACACAGTGAGTTCTTCATCGGCTACTGAATCTGTTGCATCCATTAGACAAAATGCTCCGGCACAGTATTATACACAAAACAGAATGATTACCGGTGAAGATTATAATCTTGCGCCGTTAACATCGTCGCAGAATATTTTAAAAGTAAAAGCTATCAATCGAGTATCAAGCGGAATAAGCAGAAATTTTGACCTCATCGACGCCAGCGGAAAATATTCAAATGTCAATGTTTTTGCTTCTGATGGATTTATCTACAAAGATGAGATAGAAAGATCTCTAGCCTTTAAGTATTCTAATAGAATTGACATTATTAATTTTATTAAAAACAGCGTTGAACCAATTTTTACCGCAACAGATATCTATAATTTTTATCTAACTAAGTTTGATAAAATTTTGTTTACAGATATTAATTATAGATGGAACCAATTGACTACGGATGTTAACAGTTCTACAGGATATTTTTATAATAGTGTTGATTCTGCTATTTTAAAAGTGGGATCATACACTACAAGCACACTAAAATATGCAACTCCTGGTGCGTTAATCAAGTTTACAGCACCAGAAGGCAAAGCATTTAAACGGGGAAAATTAGTTGATGCCGATAACCTAGACCCGGAACAAACAAATGCTTTATGGACTAAAACGGTTAAGGTTGTTGGAGATGGAACCAATGCTGGTCGAGGAGTATTAAGCACAGGGTTAGGACCAGTTCAGTTTAGTGATGTAATTCCTACTGGTGCAATTGCAACTAGAATTATTCCAAAATTTGTTTCTAACTTATCTGAAGGATTAGAGTTAGAAATGACCAATTTGTTATTTTCAAATTTAAACTTTGGTCTTCGATATTCTATGATTGACTCGTCTTGGAAGCTAATTACTTCATCTAATTTAAATTTACTAGATAATTTTAGTCTTGGCAAGTCAGGAGACACATCAAACAACAGTCTAGATTCGTCTTGGATTATTGCATTTATTAAGGAAGCAGACGAATATTTTGTAAGAATTCGTGGGCTCGATTACATATTTGGAAGCCTTGAAGAAAACAAATTTTATTTTGATTCGGCACAAAAAACCTACGATAGCAAGACTGGCAACGTAATAAAAGATCAGGTGAAAGTTTTAAGTATAAATCCTAATAGCGATTTATTAGGGCCTCTAAAACAAGATATTAGTTTTGAAATTAGTGATACAATAAAATATGATGACGGTTATCAAAGCACCAATGAAATAAAAATAGCATTTTCTGATACAGACGACGATGGTGTTATTGATAATCCTGAAGCCTTTGAACAAATTGTAGGAACTGATCTAGATCTCAATTTCTTATTTTTTAAAGAATCTATAGATGTTGCAGGAAATACCATAAATGAATATGTGGATAATAGCGATAATCATATTTCTATTGTATCAAAAGAAAGCCTTATTAATGTTAACAATTACAATGACGGCGATTTAATATATTTTTATAACAGTGATGAAAATGTTGTAAAACGAGTAGATAGAATAACAAATACATTGATATTAGAAAGTACCTATCAGGCAAATGTTGGCCGTGCCGGATTAAAATTTCAGTATGTGCATAATGCCAATATTGATAGAAGAATTGATCCTAGTTCTAGCAATATCGTCGACGTTTATCTTTTAACAAGAAGCTATAATACTGCCTTTAGAAATTTTCTAGCAGGAGTAGGAACTAGACCAGAAGCGCCAAACAGCGATAGTCTACGAATATCGTTTGGTTCTAATTTAGATTTGATAAAATCTATCAGCGATGAAATTATATATCATCCTGTAGAGTATAAAGTTCTTTTCGGACCTACCGCAGATGTTAAATTACAGGCAAAGTTTAAGGTGGTTAAAAACTCTAATAGATTAATCAACGACAACGATTTAAAAGTTAGAATTATCAATGCAATAAATGAATTTTTTAATATCAACAACTGGGACTTTGGAGATAGATTTTACGTTAGCGAACTGATAACCTACATTGTAAATACTGTTTCTCCTGACATCAGTAATATCGTTATTCTTCCTAGACAGCTAACACAGTCGTTTGGCAGTTTATTTGAGATCCAAAGTAGAGTAGATGAAATTTTTGTTAGCGGTGCAACAGTAGATGATATAGAAATTGTGTCCTCGCTCTCAGCATCCGAACTTAGAATTTCTTCCAATTCAATCATATCGAGTACAAATTAAAAATGGCAGATAAATTTTTTCCAGATAGTCAACTTCCTATAAGAAAGACAATAGATCTTTTGCCTCAGATTTTTCAAACTGAAGCAAATTCAAAATTTCTTGCAGGAGCACTAGACCCGTTAGTTCAACCGGGCGTCTTAGAAAAAAAAGTAGGATATCTAGGTAGAAGATATGGTAAAACCTACAAATCTAGTGAAGTTTACCTAGACACTGATCAAACTTTACGCAGTAGGTATCAATTAGAACCCGGTGTTGTTGTAGAAAAAGATGGCAAGATTGAACAGTTTTACGATTATCTCGACTTTAAAAATCAATTAAAGTTTTTTAATAACACTGAAGAGCGAGACGATCTAATCACAGCTCAAGAACACTATACATGGGCTCCTCCCATCGATTGGGACAAATTTGTAAACTACAGAGAATATTATTGGGTACCAGACGGTCCACCGCCTATTAAGATTCTAGGCCAGGCACAAAATATTATCAGCACCTATCGAGTTGGACTCGGCGCCGGCAGTGTTTATATTTTTACCCCAGACGGACTAACAAATAATCCTACATTAACCTTGTATCGTGGACAAACATACAAGTTTCAGGTCAATGTTCCGGGAAATCCTTTATTGTTTAGAACTACTATTGACACTGGAACGTTATTATATAATCCTGATTTTCAATATTCTATCGGACAACTTGTGGTATTCGACGGAAAGTTGTGGAAGGCAAAAACCAATATAACTACCGGAGACGGAAGCACCATTGACGAAAATACAGACGATTGGGAATTTGTTGATTTCACAGCAGCCTCGTCGTCTGCATTAAATTATACAAAAGGTTTAACCAATGCAGGAATTGAAAACGGAACAATCACTTTTGAAGTTCCCTTAAATGCTCCAGATGTATTGTATTATCAAAGTTTTACAGATCCAAATAGATTTGGTAGAATTATTATTACCAATGTAGAAGAAAATACAAAAATTGATGTTGAAAAAGAAATAATTAGTAAGACAACCTATACCAGCAGCAACGGAATAACATTAAGCAATGGTATGATTGTTTATTTTGGTGGAAATGTTTTCCCAGAAAAATATTCAGGCAAAATTAACAATAACAAATGGGTAGTAGAAGGAGTAGGAGAACGAATTACCTTGACCAATATGGCCAGTTTAATAGTGTCGACTACCTTTTCAGATACTGCCCCCGAGATATTATTTGACAATGGCGGATTTGATACCCAACCATTTGACGATGCTAGTGCATATCCTGGAAAGAAAGATTACATTACTATTAATCGATCTAGTCTAGATGCTAATCCCTGGAGCCGATATAATCGCTGGTTCCATCGTGCAGTATTAGACTATGCCCACACTCTAAATAATTCTAATTTTGATGCATCAGAAACATCTCGAGCAAAAAGACCAATCATTGAGTTTAAATCAAATATACAATTGTTTAATCATGGCGCAGTTGCTAAAGATGCTGTTGACTATGTTGATGATTTTACAACTGATGCATTTTCAGTTATTGAAGGTAGTACCGGTTATATTGTTGACGGTGAATATCTATTCAACGGAGCAAGACTTTTAATAACCAACGATACTGATGCATTAGCCAACAATCAAATTTATATTGTAAATTTTATTACTCATAATAATATTAAACAGATCAGCTTAACTCGCGAATCTACTGTTGATACACAAGCCGGCGATGGAGTATTAATACGCCGAGGAGTAAAGAATAAAGGAGTTATGTATCACTTTAATGGAGTCGATTGGGTTAAGAGTCAACTAAAGACTTCAGTAAACCAAACACCACTATTTGATTTATTTGATAACAACGAAGTCAGCTTTGGTGATGTTGAAACATATCCCGTTAGTTCTTTTATAGGAACCCCAATTCTAAGTTATAAAATTGGGTCTGGCCCAACCGACACCGAGTTGGGATTTAGTGTTAGTTATCTTAATATAGATAACGTAGGCGATATACAATTTAACTTTAATCTTGACACAGACTCGTTTAATTATAAACTTGATAATGCCAACTACTCTAAAGAAATTGCAACGGGCTATTTAAAGTTTAACAATGACGACACTTTCACCAATGCATGGAACACGCTAGATTCTAATTATGTCCAGCCAATAATTGACAGTGTAGATATTGTAGAACCTACAAACGAAATTACTACAACTATGGTTGATTGGAAGCTGTTAGCCGATAGTGATATTCGTAAAATATTAGTTTATCTAAATGGTGTACACGTTCGGTCAGGTTTTACTAGAACAGAAGGTACGTTTGTATTTGATAAACAATTTGCAGTAGGGGACACGGTAGCAATCAAACTATTTGCTAATATTGATCCTGACACCGGCTATTATGAAATTCCGTTGGGATTAGAAAAAAATCCTCTAAACGAAAAAATAAAAACATTTACGTTAGGTCAAGCTGCTGACCACATATCTACAGGATTAGAACTGTCTGAAGACTTTAGTGGAATATTTCCGGGATTAAACAACCTACGAGACATCAGTGGATATCAAACATTAACAAGAAGATTTTTAAAACATTCTAGTCCGTCTCCGTTGTCTATTGCATTATTGTGTAATAAAGAAAATAATATTATAAAATCTATTCAGTATGCAAAAAAATCATACACTGATTTTAAAAATAGTTTTATTGCACTAGCATATGAAATATTTTACAATCAAACTGCTAATGATTTTGTAGATTCTATTCTAGAAGAAATTAGTAGAACGCAAGATGCAAGTAGACCGTTTGCCGGATCTGATATGATTGGCAGTGGTGCATATACCGGCATAACTTATACAGTTGAAGATGTAGGAATTAAAACATTTGCTCTGTCAGAAAAGTTTGATTTGCAAACTCTAAGTTCTAGGGCAGTTTATGTGTACTTTAATAATCAGCAATTATTAGTAAATCGAGATTACGAATTTAATTCTACATTTGGATTTGTTAATTTAATGATTGACCTAGTAGAAGGAGATGTGATTCAAATTAGAGAATACGCATCGACTGCTATTAACTTTATACCACCTACTCCGACTAAGTTAGGTTTGTACAAAAAATATACTCCTAGAAAGTTCCTCGACGACACATATGTTGAACCAAAAGAAGTAATTCAAGGGCACGACGGAAGTATAACAATTGCCTATGGTGATTTTAGAGATGATGTTTTATTAGAATTAGAAACTCGAATTTACAATAATATTAAACAAGAGTATAACGAGTCTGTATTTGACATAGACAGGGTTCTTGGTGGATATTACGGCAACTCGCTCTATGGAAAACCAGCACTAGACAAGATTATTTCTTCAGAATTTCTAAAATGGATTTCTGGAACAAATATTGATTATGTAAACAACGTATTTTTTGACAGCGAAAATAGTTTTACCTATACCTATTCTAATATGGTTGATCCCACAGGAACGCAAAACCTGCCAGGATATTGGAGAGAAGTATATAGATGGTTCTACGACACTGATCGTCCTCACACACATCCTTGGGAAATGTTAGGCTTTAGTGAAATGCCTGTATGGTGGGAAGGTGAATATGGACCTTCTCCGTACACAAGCAATAACTTAATTCTTTGGGAAGATCTCAGAGACGGTATTATTCGTCAAGGAGAAAGAGCAGGAACTAGAGATAGATATAAGCGTCCGTCAATCATGAGTCATATTCCTGTAGATGGAGATGGTAAATTATTAAGCCCGTTAGGTTCAGGACTAGCAGGAAATTTCTCTTTGATTAATAATCAAGGAGCATTTAAAATAGGTGATAATGCTCCAGTTGAAGCAGCTTGGAGAAAGAGTTCAGAATGGCCGTTTGCAATAATTTCTGCTCTAGCATTGTTAAAACCGTTTGAATTTATTACCGATAATTTTAATAAATCTTTTATAGCGACCAACAAGCTAGGTCAGACAATAAATTTAAAAACTAATTTATTTTCTACGCTGAGTGATTTTGTCTATGAGAATACTGTAAATGCCCCAGTATCTGGATTAGTAGTTTACATTACAAATTATTTAAAGAGTACTACTGCTTCGACGTCTAAATTAGAAGATGTTGTTTCAAATATAAATGTAAAACTATCTAATAGAATTTCTGGATTTGTTGATCAACAACAACAAAAATATATTTTAGATAGCAAAAATCCTAAGTCTACATCTAGTAGTGTTTTTGTACCACCAGAGAACTATGACATTATTTTTAATGTCAGTGCTCCAATTTTTAATTTAGCCTACAGTGGAGTTATCTTAGAAAAAGTTAATGCTGGTTGGAAAATTTCTGGATACGATAATTCGACTCCTTTGTTTTATTATTACCAGCCAACTGATTCTCAGTCAGATCCTCTAATTTCAGTAGGCGGCCTAAGTGAAAATTTCTTAGATTGGACTGAAAACACATTCTATGGCAACGGCGTAATTTGCAGATTTAAAGATAAATTTTATAGATGTCTTAGCAGTCATACAAGCTCAACTGAATTTTCAGAAGGCACAAACGGGTTAAGTATATGGAAACAGCTACCGTCGTTGCCGCTGACCGGCGCGGTCGAAGCATTTAGAAGAAGAAATTTCAACAAGCTAAGACTTAGAACTCTATCGTATGGCTCTATATTAAACAGCATACAGCAGGTAGTTGACTTCTTGCTAGGCTATCAAGAATATCTTAAATCTGTTGGATTTATATTTGACGGATATGATACAGCGTCTTCGACATCATTTGATTGGTATACTTCAGCTAAAGAATTTATGTTCTGGTCCAAGCATAACTGGGCCGAAAATTCTTTACTTACACTTAGCCCTTCTGCAACCTACATAAAAATTAAATTTGCAATAGGTGTTGCTGATAGTATTCTAGACAGCTTTTACGACTATCAAGTTTTGAAAAACGACGGAAATCCGCTACAGCCAAGATTTATCAATGTGAATAGAGATTTTCAAGAAATCACAGTGTCTACCGCAAACACCACCGACGGTATATATTTTTTAAGAATGCACTTTGTTCTTAAAGAGCATGTGGTTGTATTCGATGACAAAACAGTTTTTAACGATGTTATCTATGACAAACCAACAGGTTATCGTCAAGAACGTATCAAAGCTAGAGGATTCCGTACAGTCGACTGGGACGGCGATTATACCAGCCCCGGTTTCTTGTTTGATAATGTAAACATAGCGGTATGGCAACCGTTTACTGATTATAAATTAGGAGACATTGTATCCTATAAGTCTTATAATTGGACAAGCAAATACAATCAATTAGGTTCTGTAGAATTTCAAGATGCGGCATGGTCAAAACTAGACTCTACTCCTAGCAAGTCGTTAATTCCTAACTTTGATTATAAAATAAATCAGTTTAGTGATTACTACGAAGTAAACACAGACGGCGTAGGATCTAGTCAACGAGACCTTGCAAGACATGCAATCGGATACCAACAAAGAGAATACCTACAAAATATTGCAGAAGATGAAATTAGTCAGTTTAGAATATATCAAGGTTTTATTAGAGAAAAGGGCACAGCAAATGCCATTGTAAAAGTATTTGATAAATTAAGCAGAACACAGGACGACAGTGTTGTTCTTAAAGAAGAATGGGCTTTTAAAATTGGAGAGTTTGGCGGAACAACTCAAATAGACGAATTTGAATTTGAAATCAAAAAAGATGATCTTGTAATAAATCCTCAACCGATATTGTTAACATACAGTACAAATTCGTCAGTGGTCTTGGATCAATACCTAAGAATTAATTCTTCAAAATTTACAACTGCACCTACTCCTTTTACTACAGATTTAAATCGCACATCATATTATGACGGCGCTAGTAGATCTGCAGGCTATGTTAACACAAATCATGTTGATTTTATTGTAAAGACTCTAGATGATATTGTAAATTTAAACATTGCAGATGTTTATGAAAATGCTCACATATGGATAACTTTTTATAATAATGAATGGACAGTATTGCGATATAATCAAGAAGTTGCACTACGAGTAGAGTCTTTGGTAAAAACAGAGTCCAATGTAGAAATAACTCTAAACCAAATACATAATTTTTCAGTTGGTGATGTTGTCGGGTTAAAGTATATTGATAATCTTACCGGATTCTTTAAAATTACCGCAACTACAAATAAAACAATTACAGTTATTACCACAAGCACTAATGAACCTGAGATTGTAGATAGTACATCGGCAACTGTTGGAATTTTTACAATTGCAAGAAAATCGACCTATCAGGAATTAGATAATCAACAAGCTGCATTATTAAATCTTTCATCAAAGTTATGGATAGATAACAACGGTAGCGACCACTGGGAAGTTATCGAAAAAACTAAGCAGTATGTTACCTATGAGTTAAGTGAGTACGGAATTACTACACCTATAGGAACAGGCACATCAGTAGTATACATTGACAACCTAAAACAAATTGCAACAGGTATTCCAGGGTCTGGGTATGTAATGATTTATACAACCAAGACTTCCGGTGAAGTCATTGGTCTAAAGCAAATTGTGCCACCACCGGATGGATTTGAAACTGCGGTTGCTGGTTCGTTCGGCAAAGTCTTGGCAGTTAGTCCAGATTACAAGTGGCTAGCTGTGGGATCTCCTAATGCCAGCGGTGTAAAGAGCGCATACCAGGGTGAGTTAAATCCGTCTAGGAGTTATCTTGCAGGTGAGATAACACTTTACCAAGGAAAATTATGGGAAGCAATTGATAACATAGACGTAGGCGACGGTAGCTCTATTAACTTTAACAGTCAAGATTGGAAGCCTGCAACAATAGTTGACGCTAATCCTGCTGCTAGGGGTGATGGATTTACTGATCAGGGTATGATTTCTCTGTACAAATATAGTCAAGGTCAGTGGGAAATTGCCTACAGTTTTGTAAGTCCTAGACAGGCCGCCTATGAAGAATTTGGTTCAGCAATCACAATTGGTGTTTCTGGTACAACTTATTATATGGCAGTATCGGCTCCAGGGTCATTATGCGATCCTAGCATCGGAGCAAGTACTGGCAAAGGAAGAATTTATCTTTATCAGTTCAACGGAACGACTTGGAGCCATTTAGAAAACACAAAATATCTAGGCCTATATCAACCATCTCCTTTGGCAGTATATCCTGCTGGATCAATAGTATGGTCTAATGGTAGTTTATGGGAAGCATTATACGATAATACTGGAGACGGTAGTTCTCTATCTTTAGAATCAAATGATTGGAAAAAATTAGATCCTATTTCAACTCAATGTTCGCTACCAACAAACATTGCTATAGACGATGACGGCTCTACTCTAGCAGAGGGATTATTAAGTCCTACTCAGTTAGCTGAGTTGGTTAAAGATGGAGATCAATTTGGTTTCTCTCTTACTATGAGCCGCGATGGGCGACTACTAGTTGTCGGAGCTCCAAATAGTGATGGTCAATACTTTGCCAACTATCGGGGAGATTGGCATGCTTACCAAGAGTACACAGAAGGCGACGTTGTAAAATATCAAAACGGCTATCATAGATTGACCGACGCAACAACATCAACTATTACCAGTCTTGGTCAATATCCAGATGAAGGACTACCTTGGTTAAATGTAGGAGATAGTGCATCTCCGTCTACAGGCAAAATTTATATCTATGAAAGAGATGCAAACAATCTATATAGTTTGATACAGACTATTACAGCTGACTCGTTATCTGATATTAATGATACTGCAAATTCTGGAATTATTGGGTCAGGTGATCAGTTTGGATTTGCTATCGACATTGATGCCTCTGGCACAACTATTGTAGCTAGCAGCCCATTGGCAGATATTAACAAACAAAATCAAGGAGCAGCATATGTTTTCAAATACGATGCTGATTCGACCGGTCCGCAATTTAGATTAAAACAAAAATTGCAAAGTTATGAATACTTTACCAACGAATATTTTGGATCTAGCATATCTATCAGTGCTTCTACAGAACGAATTGTTGTAGGTGCAAAAAATGCAGGATATTCAATCTTGGCATTTTTTAATGACGGCACAACATTTGATAGAAGAAGAACTTCTTTTTCTTCTTCTAGAGGATTTCCGGGACAGGTCTACGTATATGAGAGAAAAGATCAAGGTTATTTCCTAGTTGAGAAACTAGAAGCCGATCTGGTATCCGGCGAATCGTTCGGCTATTCTATTGATTGTACAAGCTCTGTTGTTGTTGTAGGCTCTCCTACATATCAAGTGGAAGGTGTAGCAGTTGGTATGGTTAGACTGTTTAAAAAATCATCAGAAACAAATAGTTTTAACATAATTTCTCAAGAAATACCGTTGGTAGACGTTGAGTTGTTGCAAAATATTGAACTGTATGACAATGTTAATAATAGAAAAATTGCAGACTTAGATGTAGTTGATGGGTTTAAATTAAAAATATTAGGAGTTGCTGAACAAGAAATTTCTTTTAAAACAGTATATGATCCTGCAATATATATGATTGGAACAGATGACCAAGTTGTTGACGAATCACAACCTTGGTTTGAAAAAAATGTTGGAAAAATTTGGTGGGATCTAAGCACCGTTAAATTTATAAATTATGAGCAGGATGATTTTGCCTATCGAATAGGAAATTGGAATAGACAAGCAGAAGGCTCATCGATTGACATTTACGAATGGGTAGAGTCTGTGCTACTGCCGTCGGAGTGGAGCCTACTTGCCGATACAGTAGAAGGATTGGCCGAAGGAATTTCTGGCCAACCTAAATTTGCCGACAATACTGTATACAATACCAAGATTTTATATAATCCAAATACTGGTCTTGAAACTGGTACTTTATACTACTATTGGGTTTCGTCGAAGACTATATTGCCAACAAATAATTCAATTAGACGAATTTCGGCAGCAGCGATCGAAGGCTTTATCGATAATCCAATTGGGTCTGGAATTCCGTTTATAGGAATACTAGGGACAGACAAATTTTTAGCTTATAATTTAACAGCAATTATTGGCACAGATACAGCACTAGTAAATGTTGAATACACTAAAAATAAAAAACAATTAACACCGATTCATAGAGAGTATCAATTATTGACTAGCGGAGTTGCTGACAGTCTTCCTTCTGAATACTTAGAAAAGAAATGGATTGACAGTTTAGTAGGATCGGACGAAGCTGGAAATGCAGTTCCTGATCCTAAATTGCCAGTTAAGAAACAACAAGGACTAAGTTTTAGGCCTCGACAAAGCATGTTTGTTAATAGAGATAAGGCATTAAAGATTGCAATTGACAATATTAATTCTGTACTAATAACTAGACCGTTTGCTGACACGATTGATTTTAGTAATCTTAACAGACTTGACCCAATTCCAAACGAGGTGTTAAATCAGTACGATTTATCTGTAGACACTCTTATTGATCTAGATCAAGTAGGTACAGTAAAAGTTCGTCAAGCAGAATTTACCGCAAATATAATTAACGGCGAAATAGATACAATCGATATCAAAGATGCCGGATTCGGATATAGAACAGTTCCTTATATAGAGATACAAGGCGACGGGTTTGGAGCTAAAGCAACAATTACCCTAAATGCACAAGGTAAAGTAAACTCTATAAATTTAATTTCTAAAGGTAGAAAATATACAACAGCTACTATAAAAATAAGACCGTTCTCTGTACTAGTAAGAAGTGATTCTACATTGTTCGGATTCTGGAGTGTATATGCATGGGATCAGCAACGTAGAATTTTTTACCGCAGTAAATCTCAGGGATATGATACAACAATCTATTGGCAATTTGTAGATTGGTGGCATTCTGATTATTCTATTAATTCTAAGATTATTAAAGAAATTAATAATATCTATCAAGAACCTACTCTAGAACTTTCTGTGGGCGATCTAATTAGAGTCAAGGAATACGGTAATGGCGGTTGGGTAGTATTAGAAAAAACTGCCCAAGGTGCCGGCGATTTATTAGACAACTATAATTTAGTCGGTCGTCAAAACGGTACAATGCAGATTAAAGACACTCTTTACAATCGATTAATCAACAGCTTAGGCTATGATAATGTGGGATCGTATGATGCAGCATTGTATGATCTGCAACCGACTAAAGAATTAAGAATAATTCTACAGGCAGCAAAAGAAAATATCTTTGTCGACGATCTAAGAGTTGAGTGGAATAACTTATTCTTCTCCTCAATAAAGTATGCGTTTTCAGAACAGCCTTATGTTGATTGGGCATTTAAAACCAGCTTCTTAAATGCAATTCATAATGTAGGCGACCTAGAACAAAAAGCCAATTATAAAAATGATAACTTAGAAAGTTTCCAAAGTTATATCGAAGAGGTCAAGCCCTACAGAACCAGTATTAGAGAATATACCAGCAGGTATACTAAAACAGATTCTTCTAATTCAGCGGTATCAGATTTTGATCTGCCCCCTGCATATTCTGTTAGAGATGGTGCTATATTACCAGTAAATCAATACTATAATAGATTTGATGAATATCCTTGGAAGTCGTGGTTTGATAACAACGGCTATTCTATAGTAGCGATTAAAATTGCAGATGCAGGCGCAGACTATCGCACACCCCCAGCGGTGTTGATTACAGGTAATGGTACTGGTGCTACGGCCCAAGCATTTATATCTAATGGTCGAGTATCCGGTATCAAAGTTATTACTTCAGGCAGCGGGTACACACAAACTCCAACAGTTTCATTAGTTGGCGGAAACGGAGCTTCAGTTAACGTTGCTCGAGCAGTTCCCATTCTTGGCGAAACAAAAGTTAGATCTTTTGATTTAACAATAAAGTTTGACAGAACAAACAAGATTGGAACCTACGAAAATTTTGAATATTCTCAAACTTTTGTTGCCACAGGATTTAGCGCAGTATTTGACCTAAATTACGCTCCGTCTAGAGACAAGGGAAAAATTACAGTAATTAAAAATGATCAACTAGTAATTTCGAGCGAATACGAAATTAGCTTGTATATTTCTACTGTGGATAGTTATGACTTATTAAAAGGTAAATTAAAATTCTTTGCTAATCCAAACTTAGGTGATGTGATTGTAATTAATTATGAAAAAAATGTTGAATTATTCAATAGCATAGATAGAATACAAAAATCCTACCAACCCGTTTCGGGGATGAAAGGCAATAATTTGAACCAGTTAATGACAGGCATTGACTTTGGTGGAGTACAAGTACAAGGTACAACCTTTGATGTAACAGGCGGATGGGATGCACTTCCGTGGTTTACAGACAGCTGGGATAGTGTAGAATCTAGTAATGATTTTTATTATGTAGCTGACGGCAGTACAACTTTTGTTGTTCTACCATATACTCCAGAAAACAATCAGCCAATTTCAGTGTATATTAAACGTCTAGGCGACCAACGTCCAATTAGGATCGACGACCCCAATTATACACCAAGTTGGGATTCCAGTGTAGCAACTAATCCTCATGCAGAAATGCCAACTTTTATCGGCGATGGATCTACAAACATAATCGAAATACATAGATATTTGAGTACTAATTCAGGCGATACACTAATCTTTAGAAAATTAGACAGTGATGGATCTGTAGTAATCAGCGATGTAAACCTATTAGACACACGAATTAGTGGAGGATCATTATCAAACATCGGTGGAGCATATGTAACTGCTGCTGGCTTAACTCCTGAAGAAATTGTAATCGACGGAGAAAAATTTGTAAGCCCCGATCAAGTTCCGGCCCCAGAAGAAAATATTCCTGGTCAAGTATTGGATAGTCTAAGCATCAAAGTATTCAACAAAACCAATCCAGGCGCAACGCCGATACAAAATACAGTTGTTATTGGTGATGGTGTTAAGACTAGATTTGACATTGGTCTAACTATTTTCGAAGCATCGTCGGTAATGGTATATGTTAACAAGATAAAACAAGAATACATTGGTGATAGTACTATTAACTACGTTATAGATTTTGTTGAAAATAAAATTGAATTTAATGATGCACCTGCAGCAGGAGATGTAGTTGAAATTATTGCAATCGGCCTTGGCGGAGTCGGCTTATTAGATTATCAGGAATTTGTTGCAGACGGCACAACTAATCTATTCTTAACAAAAGCTGTTTACGATCAAACATCAATAGTTTTAGTAACGGTTGATGGTATAGCCATAGATGTGGGATTTGTTAATAGTTCAGATTTTATTGATACTAAAAACAGAACAATGATACAGTTCGGTTTAACGCCCTCATTTAGACAGGTTGTAAAAATTATTTGTTTCAGCGCAGAAGAGGGTGCAGATTCGGTTAACTCTTCATTTATTAGAGTTAATCAACATACGGTACCGTTTGATGGAAGTACAAGAGCTATTGATTTAGATAACTTTGTAAATTTGGAACAAGCATCAGAAACTGCTTCTATATTAGTAAACATTAACGGAAATTATCTACAAGGATTAGATACTACCTATATCGAATATGATGGCACTAATAACGAAATAACAGTAGGCGTTGATCCGGCAGAAACAATCGGTACAATCACTTCCGGAAATGTTAGGGTGTATATTAACAATATCCGACAACAGTTTGTTATTGATTTTACCTATAACGGAAACAACAATTTAATCAGCATACCTGTCTCAAATTTAGAGTTAGGTGATGTGATTAGAATAGAAACTGATGTTAGATCAAAATATTCAATTGTTGGTAATTCTGTTGTAATAGATGACAGCGTTCAACTAGCAATCAATGACAATATACAGATAACATGGTTTAGTCAGTATCCTACAATGAATATTATTTCAGACGAATATACCGGCGGCAAACTACAATATAGATTGCCGAGAGATCCGTTAGATATTAATTATGTTTGGGTTTATAAAAACGGAGTACGTTTAACTAAGGATGCAGATTATAGTTTATCACAGTCTTCAATTATATATCTAACTGAAAAATCAACAAGTTCTGACGTTATTAAAACTGTACAATTTAGTAATATAATTTATTCCAGCAATAGAGCGTTTGAAATCTTTAAAGATATGTTAAACAACTATCATTACAAGCGATATTCTAGAGATGTAGCAGTTAAGTTAGCTAAAGATTTAAATTATTTTGATACTTCAATGGAAGTATTAAATGCCAATAAATTATCAACTCCTATTTTTAACAGAAAAATTCCAGGAGTGGTGATTGTTAATAATGAAAGAATTGAATATTTTGAAAAGAATGGAAACGTTCTATCTCAATTGAGAAGAGGTAGTCTAGGTACAGGTATTGCTGAATTGCATCCTGCTAACAGTTTTGTGGTAGATGTTGGATCTACAGAAACTTTACCGTACACCGAAAATCAAGAAAAGTCTAATTTTATCAGCGATGGCAGTACATTATTAATCGGACCTTTAGAATTTACTCCAACAAAATCTAATAGAAATAATTGGTACAAAGAATCGATTCCGGACAGTTATGGCCCTTGCGATGAAATTGAAGTATTTGTGGGCGGAAAACGCCTCCGCAAAAATCCTATAGATGTTTATTCGGAAGCAAACGGAGCTAGCAGTCCTAGTTCTGATGTTGTGCAAGAAGCTGAATTTTCAGTAGATGGAACGTCGACTTATGTACGATTAACAGAACGAGTACCTGCAGGCACTAGAATAACAATTATTAGAAAATTAGGAAAAATTTGGTATGAGAAAAGTGATTTTGCAGCCAGTAAAGGCATTACGCTGTTGTCTAACAACACGCCTATTGCTAGTTTCATTGCTGTAAAGACCACTGAGCTGCCCGAATAAATACACTATCATGAATAATCAAGAAGAAACCAATATGTCAAACACACCAGAAAAATCAACGGTTCCTGAAAAATCGCCAGACGAAGTCAGTGGTTTTCACTTTGAAGGCCATATAAAAATCTTTGATCCGCAAAGCGGGGAAGTCTTTATCGATAAAAGAAATGCAATTCATTATGAAAATATGAGTGTAGCCATGGTTAACAGTCTAAGTAATCAGGGCCAAGGTACAATTTATCAAATGGTTTTTGGCAATGGTGGCACGAATGTTGATCCTACAGGACTAATTACTTACCTAACACCTAATACTGTTGGTATTAATACAAGTCTTTATAATCAAACATTTAGCAAAGTAGTAGATCAAAATGCCGCTGAAAACGTAGATCCTGTTAGAAACAAAATGGAAATTAGACATATAAGTGGCGCAACTTATAGCGATATAATAATTAGTTGTATTTTAGACTACGGTGAACCAGACGGTCAGGAGGCATTTGACAACAGTCAAGATATGAGTGGCAATTTTGTATTTGACGAATTAGGATTAACATCTTATAGCCCAACAGGATCCGGTAAGCTATTAACACATGTGATATTTCATCCAGTGCAAAAATCACTAAACAGATTATTGCAGATTGATTACACAATTAGAATACAGAGCTTAACTAGCTTTGCTGAGGTATAAAGATGCCATATATTGTTAATTTTACCGATAAAGATAATAAGTTACCAATTACGGTATACGATAATACTTCTAGTACTGATACCAGTTTAACCTTTCCAGGAAGAAATGTAACTGGATACGGACAGACAATTGCTGAAAATTTTCTAGCATTATTAGAAAATTTTGCTAAAGAATCACAACCAGCAAATCCCGTTGAAGGTCAGTTGTGGTATAATACTGCTGACGGTGTTCTTCAAATATGGGATAGCACTACTTGGAAAGCAGCCAGCAACATTCAAAAGAGTGGAGTTGAACCCGGGACAGAGCAATCAAAAGTTGGAGAATTATGGGTTGACACAACTAACCAACAGTTATATGTTTATTCAGGCACACGTTGGATTTTAGTAGGCCCAAATTTTTCTACAGGACTTAGAAGCGGTCCTATAGTAGAAGCAGTTATTGACTCTGATAACGTTTCTAGAGTTGTTTTAATATTTTATATTGAAGATATCCCACTTATTATTTTTAGTAAAGATAGTTTTACTCCAAAGATTTCAATTTCTGGTTTTGTTACAATCAAGTCCGGACTTAATATCACAGAGAACGATGTTGGGCTTGGCGGATTTCCAACAAAAATCTATGGTGCCGCAACATCTGCAGAAGCATTAATAGTTGCTGATGTTGAAATTCCAGCAAATAAATTTTTAAGATCTGATATAGTTAATACTACCGAGTTTGGTATTAATATTAGAAACAATCAAGGTATTACATTAGGAGTTGATGGAACATTCAGTTTAACTACTTCCGAAATAGCTTCTAAGATTTATAACTCTGCCCCGGGTAGTAGTATTGATCTACAGGTCAACCAAGACGGCATTCCTTCTACAGTATTGCGAGTAATTGGAAACACTGTGGGTATTAATGTACTATCTCCCGACGAAGCATTGCACATCGACGGAAACATTAAAACAAACGGTTCATTAATATTAACTGATACTACAGCAAGTAGCAATTTTAATAATGGAACTTTTAGAACAGCGGGCGGTGCCGCAATCAGTAAAAATTTATTAGTCGGCGACGGATTGAAAGTTGTTGGAACAAGTGAAGTTGATAATCTACAACCAGCCACCACGGATTTTTATGATAGCGGAACTGCATTAAAACGATGGAATGTGGTTAGAACAAAAACTCTAATAGCTGAAACAATTGAGGGTGTGTTAACTGGAAATATCGTTGGCAATGCATCTACTGCTACTAACTTAAAATTTACTACTACTTTTAAAATGGAAGGAGATGTTACAGCTCCTAACATTCAATTTGACGGACAAGTTGGTGGAAATACAAAAACATTTACAACATCGCTTACTTCTGGATTGATCAGCAGTAAGTCCGAACCGTTTCCTAATATCTCAGTAAAAGAAGATACGGTATTAATATATAGACCCGGAACAGGCCTAATTAAAGAAACTAGAGATGCCTTTGTTGCCGATCTAGCAGTACCTATCGGTGCTATACTTCCGTATGCAGGTGCTGAAGCACCGTATGGTTATCTATTGTGCGACGGTAGTGAAGTTGAGAGAAGTAAATTTGGAGATCTATTTGATATTATAGGAACTACCTATAGTGGTTCAGCTCCCTTAATTGGAGTTAGTACATTTAGATTACCTGACCTAAGAGGCCGATTCCCCCTAGGTAAAGACAATATGGATAACGGTGGAACTGTTCCTAATTCCTTGGGTGGGTATGTTGATGCTGGAGGCGGAAACGTTGATAGGGTTTCTGGTACAGCACCTGATAACTTAGGCGACGGTGGCGGACAAAGTTCTAATACACTAACAGTATCTAATTTACCAGATCACGAACACAGCATGAAAGGATCTACAGGACAGCAATATTATGCTACCCGAATTGATACAGCGATTCCAAGCGATGTTGGATCATTATCAGACAAGGGTCCAACCACAGTTGGACAGAGTCAATATATTCCTAGTTCAGGCGGCATTAAGACAGCTGGTAGTTTAGGACAAGAGTTCTCAGTTATGAATCCGTTCTTAACACTGAACTATATTATTCGTTCTGGCCCACCGGCATTCTAAGGTAAAGAAAAATGGCATATACAATTAACAAAACTGATGGAACAATTTTAGCTACAGTAGCCGATGGGCAAGTGGACGAGCTATCAACTGATATTACTCTTATTGGCAAAAATTATAGCGGATTTGGTGAAGCACTTAATGAAAATTTAATTAAAATGTTGGAACATTTTTCCAGCACAGCTCAGCCTCCGAATCCTATTAGAGGTCAAATTTGGTTCGATGCCAGCGAACTAAAATTAAAAGTTTATAATGGAACTGGATTTGTACCAGTTAGTTCTGCAACAATCTCAAGTCAGCAACCTCTTAATTTAGGAGTTGGTGATTTATGGTTTAACGATGTTGAAAAACAATTGTACTTTTATGACGGTACAAATACTATTCTTCTTGGGCCGGACTATTCTGTAAGCCAAGGGGTTAGCGGATTTCGAGTTGCTAATATATTGGACTCATTAAATCAAAGTCGAGTTATTACCTATTTGTACACTAACGGAGTGTTGTTAGGAATCTTTTCTAAAGATGCATTTACACCTAAACTACCAATTGATGGTTTCAGCGGTAGCATTATTCCTGGATTTAATTCGGGAACGCTAGCCGGGTTAAAGTTTAATGTTACAGCTACTAACAGCGAAAAATTAGGCGGACAGCTTGCTAGTCTATATGTTCGAAATGATACATCAAATATTGTTAACGGACAGATCATTATCTCGTCTAATCTAGGCATTATTATCGGCGATGCCAACCAAGGACAGTTTCAGGTTCAAGACGGTAATTTAATTGTTGCCAATATTGCTTCTAACAAACAGATGATTTTTAACGTTCGTCGAGACGTTATTGCCGAAGAAGCAATTGCTATTAGTGCAGATACTAGAACAGTTAACATCTACGACGGATATCTTACCAGTGAAGTAGACATAGGTGGAAATTTAACAGTACAGGGTAATCTTACAGTAAACGGAGATGTTGTTACAGTTAATACCAGTGTAATGACTGTTGAAGATAAAAATATTGTCCTAGCAAAACAAACAGGAGTAACTCCAGTTGATGCTAATGCTGCCGGCGGCGGCCTAATTTTACAAGGGGCAGCTAGCCATGTATTTTTATGGCATGATGTTGGGCAGGCTGCCCAGGCCTCTAGTTTAGAAGCTACCTCAGGCGGTTATAATGATGCTATTCCGGCACTGGCCAGTCAAGCATGGACAAGCTCTGATCATATTAATTTAGCTTCAGGAAAAGAGTTTAAGATTAATGGAGTAACAGTTTTATCTGGAACTTCATTGGGAGCTGGAATTACTAGTATTCCGGGTGTTACTAGTTTTGGTACACAGACTCAGTTAACTGTTGACGATATGTACCTTAATGATGCTGCTATCGAAGTTACTGCTGCTAACACAGATTTAACGTTGACAATCAACGGAACAGGCGGCCTAAATCTAGGTAGTAAACGAATTAAGGCTGTTGCAGACCCAACAACAAGTACAGACGCAGCAACTAAAAATTATGTTGATAACACTGTTAAGGCAAGAAACATTGTTCTTAGCATGGATATTTCCGACGGTATTTCAAATGCAGGTATTGCCGCATTACTAGAACAAATAGCACCTGTAGCAGAATACAATAACGGAACACAGTGCAGAGTATTATGTTCTTTCTTGGTTAACGGTACAACTAACCTAGACATAAATCCGTTGTTATCAACATCATCATCAGAATTTGTTACACCAACAGGTACAGCATTTGGCTTAACCAACGTTAGTTTCACAACAGCAACCATTGCAGCACCTGGATTAGCAGTATCTAGAACAGTTAAAACTTTCCAGATTATAACAGGCGCATGGGTATTTGTATCTTAATAGTTAAATATGTAGGGGAGCGATAAATGGCATACATCATAAACAAGTTTAGTGGCGGGCAATTAGTAGTGCTAGAAGATGGCACACTAGATACTTCAACCAGTCTAGGATTGCTTGGCAGAAACTATACTGGGTATGGTGAAGTACAAAATGAAAATTTTGTATTCTTACTAGAGAATTTTGCCAACGAAGATCCTCCATCGAGACCCTTAACTGGCCAGGCTTGGTACAATACCACAATAGGTTCACTTAATGTTTACAATGGTACAGCGTGGGCCCCTGTAGGGTCAGCCACTACTAGCAACACAGCACCTCCTGGATTTGATGGTGCTCTTTGGTACAAAGACACTACCGATCAACTGTTTATATTTGATTCGGGTTTTTGGAAATTAATAGGACCAGAAGCGTTAGAAGGTTATGATACAACTCAGGTTAGAGCAAGAACTATTCTAGACACTGCTAGTGTAGAACATGCTGTTGTGGAAATTCTAGTAGATGGTACAACTTTTGCTATCTGTGCAGACGAAGCATTTACCATAGACGACAGCAATTTAATTGCAGGATTTGCTAGTCTGCAAGTGGGAACAAACTTTTCTACTAATCGTCCAGCAATAGGTTCTCTAGTTGGTAATGCTGCTAGTGCTTCGAGATTAGAACCAGGAAGATTTATTAACGGTATCTTTTTTGACGGACAAACAGATATCACAGTTGCATCAAATACAACTAATACATTGACAAGAGGCACCTATTTAACTGGTGCAAATTTTAATGGATCAGCGGCAACAACGTGGTCAGTAGATGCTAGTTCGTCCAATGTTATTGGTAAAGTTGTTGCCAGAGATAGTGCAGGAGATTTTTCTGCAGGAACTATTACAGCTAATTTAGTTGGTAATGTCAGCGGAAACGTAACAGCTACAACTGGAACCAGCACTTTTATTAGGGTAGAAGCCAACGAGTTTGTTGGTGCTACATTATCAGGCAACGCATTTTCAGCTACAAAACTACAAACAGCAAGAACAATTAATGGTGCATTGTTTGATGGTACTGCAAACATCACAGTTCCGGTAGCCGCAGCAGATATAACCGGCACTCGACTAGCATCTAACGTAGTTGAATCTGATCTAACAAGTTTAGGAACCCTTACTAGTTTAAATATCAGTTCTTTGGGAATGACACTAGGTGGGCCCGACACAGCAGTTGCACCTCTTAGAATATTTTTAGACAATAACACTATTCCGACACTACACTCTAGAAACGTTGGAATAAATTTTACAGTACTTGATAATACTCAGCCTGGAAATTCAACAGCAATCAGGCTGATTAATTCGGCTACATCGTTATCCGTAGGCGGTCTTAATGCCCCAGCATTGATTCCAGATATTTCCGGTAATACAAATTTAGGTATTTCTACAGTAAAATGGAACAGTGTATATGCTAATTTTTTTGTTGGCACAGCAACCTCAGCACAATATGCTGACTTAGCAGAAAAGTATGTAGCAGATGCAAATTATGAAGCAGGAACAGTGTTAGAATTTGGTGGTAAATTTGAAGTAACACTAGCAGAAGATAGTACAGCTAGGTTAGCCGGAGTAGTTTCCACTGATCCTGCATACCTAATGAATAGCGAATGTGTAGGCGAACACACAGTTGCACTTGCATTACAAGGTCGTGTACCCTGTAAAGTAAGAGGTAAAATACAAAAGGGCGATATGTTGATGAGCGGCGGCAACGGTTATGCCCGTAAAGCAACAAACCCGCAAATAGGTACGATTATAGGCAAGGCTCTAGCTGATTTTGATGGCATAAGTGGAGTTATCGAAGTAGCGGTAGGCAGAGTTTAAATAGCTTTATAGCGATAAATAATAGTTAGAACGGAGTATATCAATGGCATATCAAGTAGACAAATTTAATGGAACTTTTCTAGTCTCAGTTGACGACGGAACCATTGATACCACCACTGATCTACGCTTTGTAGGAAAAAACTACGCAGGCTACGGCGAAGTACAAAACGAAAATTTCTTGCATTTAATGGAAAATTTTGCAAATACTTCTGCACCACCCAAGGCAGTTACTGGGCAAATTTGGTATGATAGCGGCAATAAAAAAATACGTTTCTATGATGGCGCACGATTTAGAACAGCCAGCGGCGCAGAAATAGGCCCAACAGCACCGTCTGGATTACAGTCAGGCGATTTTTGGTTTGACACTAGTGCTGAACAATTATATACGTGGAATGGTACTGAGTTTGTTTTAATTGGTCCAGAAACCCCACCTGATTTAGGTGCAAGTGCAGTGGTTTCACAAGTGGTAAAAGATACACTTGGTAATAACCACACTATTGTAAAATTCCAAGCAGGTGGTGATGTAATATCAATAGTTAGTAAAGATGCATTTACACTAAACAGCACAATTAATCCTATTACAGGATTCACCACAATTAAGAAAGGTGTTAATCTAGTTAACACTAATGGTACAACAGGAGTTACATCCACGGATCATTACTTCTGGGGTACCGCAAGCAATGCAGCAAGGCTTGGCGGATACCCAGCTTCGGAGTACATTAGACTTGGTGAAGTAGCATTTGATAATGAAATTTCTTTTAAAGATTCAGGTCTTACTATTGGTGATCAAAACGATCTGCGTATTAGAGTTGAAAACGGCGATGAACCAGTAATTGAAAATCGGTTAGGCAATACAATTACTCTAAGAGTTAGAGTAAGCGACAGTGATTTGAGAAATGTAGGAATTATTTCTTCAACAGGAATGGTTCCAGGTACAACTAATTTCTTTAATTTAGGATCAACCGCGTCTAGATGGGCTAATGTCTATTCTACAACATTCACTGGAGATGTATTAGGTAATCTTACTGGTAATACACTAGGTATACATCGCGGAAATATATTAGCCAGCAGCGAGGCTCTAGCATTTAATGCTGCCACTCAAACATTTATAGGTAGTTTTACAGGTACACTTACCGGAAACGTAATTGGAAACATTACAGGTACAGCTACAAATTCACTGAGCTTAAACAGTCTAGTTGGAGAACAAACAGCGGTTGCAACTTCAGTAGCACTAAGAGACGGATCTGCTAATTTAACAGCAAATAGATTTATTGGAGTTACTGATAGATCCGATAGATTAAAAATTGATGATACAGCCGTGGACACTGATCCTAATTATAGGTCAGCTAAAACTACAAAAACAGCCAACACCATTGCGGCTAGAGACGGGGCTGGTAATTTATTAGCCAACACATTTGATGGTACAGCAACAGCAGCACAGTATGCCGACTTAGCAGAAAAATATCTTGCTGATCAAGACTACGAAGTTGGAACAGTGGTTGCAGTTGGCGGAGAAAAAGAAGTTACTGCAGCCAGATATGGTGATAGAGCAATTGGAGTAGTGTCTGCTAATCCGGGATTCATGATGAATAAGGATCTAGAAGGCGGAACATACATTGCACTAAAAGGTCGAGTACCAGTTAAAGTCACAGGTTCAGTACAAAAAGGTCAGCGACTAGTAGCCGCAAATGACGGCACAGCGGTAGCAGCGGTACCTCATGCTAACGATGTGTTTGCAATTGCATTGGAATCTAACAATAATGTTGAAGTTAAAACAATAGAAGCATTGGTATTATAAGGATAAAATATGGCAATCGGTGATTTCATTTCCGCAACGGACTACAATACAATTAGAACTAAAATTATCAATGTTATGAGCACTGGCTCTGGAAATTTTGGTTATGGTCAAACAACATTTAGTTCTTTAGTTGCAGCCGGAAATACTGTGACAAAAACACAGTGGGATGCGCTTCGATTTGACATCTACAATGCAATCCTTCATCAAACAGGATCAGCTGCTTCTTTAGTTCAGGTAGCAGTAGGAGACGTTATTAGATATGGTGCAAGCAATCCAAATACACAATATGATACTGTTGCTAATACTGCAATTACTAACCGTTTTGATTTAGGTACAGGACAATTTGTAACAGAAGCTATTGACAGTAAGTCTTTCTCTTCATCATGGTATCAATCTATCAGTGCTACGGCATCAGTTAGCTTTGCTACAGCAGAACAGGCTAGATTCTTTTTTAATGCAGGCGGCAAAATACGATTTGCTAGTTCAAGATCGGGCGGATCTGGGGTTGCACAAAATACTTCTTGGAGTAATTTGTTAAGCAGTGCCGGCACACAATCCTTTGTTGGCGGTCCGTCGGGTATTAATTTCTTTTCATTGACTAGCTCTTTTCAAACATTTTCTGAAACAGCAGGAACTAGTGCGTACACCAATAACAAATGGCGTTTAGAAGCGTCATGCAACGTTGCTAACAATGCATCAGGAACTGCTAATGTAGTCAATTTTAGAATAACATGGATAGACGCATATGTTGATCCAGGTCCGGCAACCCCAGAAAATTTACCTCCTGGGGATCTAGTAGACGGTACATTTACTCTTACAGTTGATCAAGTTCGCCCATCGGGATTTCTGCAACCCAGCGGTACATTTACAACTGTTGGACCAACTTCTACTTCAGTAAGCGCAATCTCGGGTTCATAAATGTTAATCTCCTAAAAAACATCACATAAATAATGTGCGTGTTTTATAGGAGATATTATGGACGACCGTCTAAAAGCAGCCTTGGATTTTTCAAATTATAGGCAAACTCTAGCAATTCAAAGAAAAACCCTAAAAGAAAAAATTGAGGGCAAGTTGACCTATGGCCACTCCGGCGGAATATTTAAAATTGACAGAACATTATTAGTCTTTGTTCAAATGTTAATTGATCAGGGCAGAACTGAAAACATTCCCTTAATCGATCAAAATGAAAATCCTGTCCTTATTGCTAATCTACTAGAATTTCGAGATGAAATACTAGATAGATATTTTACATCTACCTATGAGTATCACAAAGAATACCAAAAGATTAAATCTAGTAGAACTGTAGAAAAATTATTGAATGTATGAATAAAGGCATCTTAATTTTTGCTCACAACGGTCCTGAAGTAGATTATGGTACCATGAGTATAATTGCTGGCGGTCTAGCAAAAAAACATTTAGGATTACCAGTAAGTCTAGTTACAGATAAATGGACAATTGCTTGGCTTAAAGAATCTAATATGTATGCAAAGGCCGAGTCAGTGTTTGATAAAATTATTGAAATTGAAAAGCCTCGAACAAAAAATACAAGAAAACTACATGATGGATTTCACAGTCAAGTAATTCCCTTTGTTAACTCGAATAGATTTTCAGTCTGGGATATTAGCCCCTATGATCAAACTTTATTAATCGATAGCGATTATTTAATTTTTTCTGATCGATTAAACGAGTATTGGAATGTAGATAGTAGTGTAATGTTAGGACATTCAATGAATGACATTACTGGAGAACGCAGTGGTATATTAGATCAACGAGTTAGCGAAACTGGGGTTCACATGTTTTGGGCCACTACTGTAATGTTTACTAAAAACGAAGAAAGTCGTTTCTTTTTTAAATTAGTAGACTTTGTCAAAGACAACTATGTATACTATGCTGATTTGTTTAGATTTAATCCTAAACAATATAGAAATGACATTGCATTTAGTGTTGCTAAACATATAATGAACGGATTTGAAACAGAGTTCATTTATACATTACCTCCTATACTAACAGTTTTTGACAAAGACATGTTAGAGTCTGTAGAAGATACTAAACTAACTTTTTTAATTGACAAACCTCTTAATTGCGGTGAGTTTTGGGCTGCTACTACAAATGGCCTAGATGTACACATTATGAATAAACAAAGTATAATGAGACACAAAGAAAAATTACTGGAGTTAATATGAACTTTGGTTATCTGATCGTAGTCGCTTCGAATCCAGATGTAGATTATCTCAAACTGGCCTATGCATTAGCGTTGAGTATTAAAAATACTCAGAAACCCGGATATGATAAAGTTGCACTAGTAATAGACAATCCGTCATTAGTTGAAAGTTTAAAAAGTCCTTGGGTGTTTGATCATGTTATTCATTGGGATAAAGAAACATATTGGGATGGCCGAAGCTATATGGATCAACTGAGTCCTTTTGATAATACAGTTTGCCTTGATGCCGACATGTTATTCTTAAGAGATCATAGTCATTGGATTGATTACTTTGTAGAAAATTCTGAACTATATGTTCCTGCTAGAGCATTTACCTACAGAGGCGAAGTAGTTACTAACGATTACTATCGTAAAACATTTACAAAAAATAATTTACCTAATCTGTACTCGATGTTTACATTTTTTAAGAAAGATTCTGCTTTTGCAAAAGAATTTTTTGATCTAGGTAGGTACATTATAAAAAACCCTATAGAGTTTAGCAATTTGTATTTGAACAAACAAAAACCAAAAGTTGTCGGTACAGATGAGGCGTTTGCATTAAGTGCTAAAATTTTAGATATCGATGGCGAAATTAGTTATGATTTAGAGTTTCCGAATATTGTTCACATGAAACCTATGATACAAAATTGGCCGTGGACCGCAGATCGAGTTACTGAACATGCAGGATTCTATTTCAGTACTTCCGGAAATTTAAAAATTGGAAATTATCAGCAGCACGGCATCGTACACTATGTTGAAAAAGATTTAATAAATGACGAAATTGTCAGCATGTTAGAGGAGATCGCATGGGACAAGAACTAATGGATTTTGATGAATGGATTCAATTACCAGTTAATCAGACCGTTGAATATTATGCAACGTTTAAAGACGACGGTTCTTTAATAGGAGTTTATCCTTCTCATACAGTTGAAACCGTTATTAATAAAATAAAAATTGATGATGAAATAGCAACGGCGATTTCTAACGGCACTGAAAATTTATTTTCTTATAAAGTTGATGTACCGACCCAAAAGCTTCTTAAGATAAACAAATTTTCAATGCACAATTTGATAAAAATTGATGATGTGTTGCATAGAATTATAGATAAAAAGTGGTCAAACATTGATGATCCAGATATCACAATTGCTTATAATGGTAGCGGAATATTAACATTTTCTATGAATCCACGATATGCTAACAATGTTATCTGGGACGGTGATACTGTTATGATTTTCTTAATAACTGAATACAATGATCCTAATGCATTAATCGAAATGATTAGTATCAGAGCAGGGGATATTACAGAAAATGCAAAATCGTTTAATGTATTATTACCTAAAAAATTTAGTATCTATACAAGAAGAATTTTTGACAAATACGTATTTGAGGCAGAATGAAAACAGTAGAATTAGACATTGTCTTTTTGAGTTATGACGAACCTAATGCAGATAAACACTATGCTGATCTGTGTAATAAATTACCTTGGGCAAAACGTGTTCACGGTGTAAAAGGCAGTGATGCTGCCCATAAACGTGCTGCTGAATTATCAGAAACTGAATGGGTTATTACTGTTGATGCCGATAACATCGTTGACCCTAAGTTTTTCAATTTAGAAATTGATACAAGTAATCCTAAAATACAAGTGTATAGTTGGCTAGGAAGAAATAAATTAAACGGATTACTTTACGGAAACGGTGGCCTAAAGATTTGGCGTAAGGATTTTATCCTTAACATGAAAACACACGAAGCCAGTGATAGCGATCGTGCTCAAGTTGATTTTTGTTGGGAAGATGGATATCGTCAATTTAAAGAATGTTATAGCGAAACTGTTATTACCGGAAGTCCTTTTCAAGCATGGCGAGCAGGATTCCGTGAAGGTGTTAAAATGACCTTGCTTGACGGAGTTAAAGTTCCTCCTCAAGAAATCGGCGAACGGATTTGGTGGCATAACTTACACAGATTACGCATGTGGGCCACTGTTGGAGCTCATGAAGAACACGGACTATACGCTGTATATGGTGCAAGATTAGGCACTTGGTTAGCAAATTGTACAGATTGGAATTATGTAGATGTTCGAGATTTTGAAATACTAAAAAACATTTATCACGATTACGGTAAGCCGTTTGAAGATGACAACGGCAGAGGCTTAGTTGAAGAGATTAAATCTATTGGAAGTAAAATTAAATTAGAATTGGGGTTTGACTATCCTTATCTAGATAGCCAACAAAGCAAGTATACCTTAGATTTGTACGAAGAAACTATTAAATTAACAAATACATATATGAGGGCAACCGATGGTCTATGATGTTTTTTATGTAAGCAAAAATATTATTGATGAGCAAGATTGGAAACAATTTCGTTCTAGATTTCCATCTGCTCAAAAAATTGAGAATGTAAAATCTTTTAATGACATTAGAAAGAAAGCATTTACAAAGTTATTCTGGGTAGTTTGGGACGATTTAGAAATTGTTGAAAATTTTGATTTTAGCTATCGGGTTTCAGAATGGGATCAAAATTATATCCACGTTTGGTTAAATGCCACTTCATATGACGGAGTTGTCTTGTTTGGTAAAAATTCTGAACCAACTCAAAAAGAATTTGAACACAGATTTTTTACTAACAAAAAAGAAATTTCTGTTGTAGCAAGTATTCCTAAGCATTACGATCAATTTGTTATTTCTAATTATAATGATTATTTAAACGCATTAGATACAACACGCACTGAGATGTTTTGGGGCATCTGGAACAACGTCGAAGTTATTAATCAAAAAATATTTAACACCTATTTTAGTCATCACGCCAGACAAAGCAGAATTGAAAATCATGTTTTTAAAAATGTATGCAATGATCGAGAATCGTTTGTTAACGGAGTTGTTCTGTTCAGTAAAAATACTGTTGTGTCTCAAAAAGAGATTGACTATAAATTTTTAATCAATAAAAAAGAATACGACATTATAGCAAGTCAAAATAGATATCCTAGATATATAATTTCTACCTACGACGAATATTTAAATATTTGTAAAACAGAAACACAATCGTTGTTCTGGTGCGTTTGGCCGGATATTGATATTACTGATAACACAATTTTTGATTTTTACTTTGATCCGTTTAACGGCGAATATGATTATGATAGAACAGTGAATCATATGTTTAAAAATCAAGTGGGCAGTGAAGAATCTTTCATCAGTGGTCTTGCATTATGCTCCCCAAGTAAACCTGTATCTAAGAAAGAAATTGAACATAGATTTTTCATGGACAAAAAAGAACACGATCGAGTAGTAAGTAGTGCTAGGCCGTATGAAAAATTTGTTATCAATACTTTCAAAGACTACGAATATGCTATGGCCGCCACCACAACAGATATGTTCTGGATGATTCCGCCAGAAGTTGAACCGTTAGATGATTTTAAATTTGATCTATATTTTCCCTATCAGAACAATTACGAACGTGGAATAAATCACGTTTTTAAAAATAAGGATGTAGAAGAAAACAAATACAACGGCATTATGCTGTTGTCAAAAAAAGCATCAGTGTCTTTGAGAGAAATTGAATATAGATATTTGATTGAAAAGAAAGAATATGACATTGTAGCAAGTGAACTTAAATTATATGACATCGTGTTTATCAGCTATAATGAACCTAATGCTGACGAAAACTATAAAACATTGTGTGATAGATTTCCTAGAGCAAAGAGAGTGCATGGTATAAAAGGTATTCATCAAGCACACATAGCTGCCGCAAAATTAGCAACTACTCCTATGTTTTGGGTAGTTGACGGTGATGCTGTTATAGAAGATAATTTTAAATTTGATCTATTATTACACAAACATGATACTGACATTGTGCATGTGTGGCTAAGCCGCAATCCTATAAACGGATTAACATATGGTTATGGTGGCGTTAAGCTATTGCCTAAGCAATTGACAGAAAATATGGACTTGTCTAATACCAAGATTGATATGACAATGTCAATTAGTAATAAATTTAAAGTTGTACAAGAAGTTAGTAATATTACAGCATTCAATACAGATCCTTTTAGCACATGGAAATCAGCATTTAGAGAATGTGTAAAGTTAGCCAGTAGACCCGTTAACGCTGACTATCAAGAAGAAACTGAAGATAGATTAATTACTTGGTGTAATATTGGTACCGAAAAACTTCACGGAGAATACAGTATAGCAGGAGCTCGAGCTGGGAAACAATACGGGTTAGCACACATTGCTGATTCTGTACAACTAGCAAAAATTAATGATTTTGAATGGCTGCTAGAGCAATTTCAAAATCCATCGCCTCTTGCCTGATGCTCTTTAAAATTATTTTTATTTGGTCTAGAGTTCCCTTTGTGAGTCCAGATCCTATCAATAGGACTATCTTCTCCACAAGTTTTAGCACAATACATTAGTTTATCATCGTCAGACTTATTCCACGAATTTGCATAGACTAAATTAAGATGATTCTTTTCAATAATTTCTTCTAAAGAATATTTGTTTAGATTAAAATAGTCTTTACCGTAGTCTTCTATTTTTTTCTTAAGTTGTAAATTTTCAACAATGTTATGTGTAGTTCCGGACATAGTTCCTATATAACAGCAGGGAAAAATTTGTCCCGTACTACTGACATAGATTTCTCTTAATCCGCCCCAAGTTTCAGATTTACAAGAAATAGTTTTGTTATTAGACTGCGTATAGTCAATGGGTTTTTCTTGAAAAGTTTTTCCGTCATACACTTTGATTGCTTCATTATGCGGATCAATAATTTCTTTTTTATAGATAGTTATAATTGAAGTATTGACTTCTGGTAATAGATCAGTAAGAACTCTATTTTTTGTATAGTTTCTATTGTCTAAATCTTCGGGAGGTTCTAACCAGTACTGAAAATCACCTTCTTTGTTTAATGCTGCTACTCGAACTAGATCATCGTTAAAATATTCAAACCCTAATGCTTTCTTTGGTGCAAAATTATTAAATCCTAATTCTTCTGATAATTTTTTAGCTTCCTGTATTTGGTGTTCGTTATGTTTGAAAATTAAATAATCCCAAGCAGCATTTCCGCCAGCACCAATATAGGCCTTTACATTACGCATTAATGTTGTCCAGTCTACGTTTCTTCTATACAAGTGATTGGTATCTTCTAATCCGTCGATTGAAAAAATAATGCGTAGGCGTTTATCAAACTTTTTAGATACGGCTCCGAGGTGTGCCCAATTTGATTCGTTTCTAATGCCACCGTTGGTGTTAAATGTGATATAGATTTTTTCGTTGTTTTCGTAAATATAGTCAACTATTTTAAAAACATCTTTGGCCATCATTGGATCGCCGACTGTACCGCAGAACATAAAATGATTTAGTTTTGCAATAAGCTCAGGTTTAAACCATTCTTTAAATTGATCAATGGTAATTTGTGCAAGTTCTAAGTCAGGTCTAACAATCTCACTGCCTTGATAGTATCGAGGGCACATAGGGCATGCCGCATTACAATAGCTAGAAAGTTCAACGTGAATTTGTGCTAATAATTCTTTATTCCAAAAGTTGTTCATTTGTAATTCCTAATCAACTCGCCGAATTCGGGAAAAGTTTTATAATAATCTTCTTTTCTAAACTCATCATGTACTGCTATTTCTTGTTTAAAGTTATCCCAACGCCATTGCTCAAATTTTCCATCTTTTACAAACTGTATAATTCCTGGTAATTGTCTCCAGACCGATTCGTAGGACTTATCAATGGTTTCTAATTTTTTACAAATTTCTTCTTTAATAGAATCGGGAAATATTTGACTACAATAATAGTCCGGATAATGCACCAAATTTAAATAAACATTCCAGTCCTTTTGAAAGAATTCAACAACTTCAGGGATATAATATACGTTTAATGCACTTATAGTATGACAAACATCAAAGTATAAATTGGGCCTATCTTTAGACCATTCCTTAGCCTTCTGCATATTTGCATATACTTCGTCCCATTTTGCAGGATGTCTCATAAACTCAAATCTTTCACCAATACCGTCTATACTAAATCCTATACTCACAAATTTAAAATTTTCTAATAACGGAAGAAGCTCTTCAGGCCATTGAGTTCCGTTTGTATTATAGTGTAGGCTCATGTTTTTTGCCCACCCGTTCTTAACACAGGTTCTTATAAATTCCCATTGCTGTTTAATCAGCCAAGGCTCACCGCCGTAGAAATCCACAACTACAATGCCTTCTCCAATTTTATCTAGATTAGCCCATAAAGGGCTTTCTTTTTCCCAGCTGTCGTTATAATTTTTTGAATTAATTAAGAATGTTTTATAATCAGTTTTTACTTTATCAACTTTAGTTTCGTAAAATTCTTTAAGCCATTGACTGCTGCTATAGGGATGACAGGTACGACATTTGATATTACAAGTATTACCCATGTTAAGCTCTAGTGTTTTAATACCGTCGCCTTCTTTAAAATCAAACTTTTTATTATCTCTAATACGTTTGCTATCACGGCCCGCATCTTCTTCATTCCAGCATTTAGAACAACTGGGGTGCCTTTTTCCTTGACGAAAATATTCACGAACTTCGTTCATCCATGGCTCTGTCCATAAATCTTCTAGAGATTTATCTAATACTCTTCCTCGAGTTTGACCATCTATCATGCAACAGTGCTTTACTGTGCCAGTAGAGTTAACGCTAAGATTATGTGATGCGTTAACGCAATAAAACTCATTTTCCATAATTTAGATATTCCTGTTTGCACATTTCCATAAATTCGTGATACTCTGGAAATAGCGTGTAAAAGTCTGTAGAGTTTCGTTTATCAGTTTCGTTAAAGAAAACATAAAAATCTCTACGACCCTTTTTAATTTTTTCTGGATCGACTGGATTCTGTCTCATATAGTCAACTACACGTTTAAAAACTTCATACTCGATTTCATTAAATCCGGTTTGATTTCCATCTTTTATAAAGTTAGACTTGATAAATTCTAGATTGTCATCCATATACTTATTAAAACTTTCTGGCAGGATGTTTATCATCCAGTGCGGAGGTTCCTTTAAGTAAGGAGTGTCGAACTGAACACGCTGATGCCACGCTGTTCCTGGAAAGTCTTTTCTAAGTTCTAGGATCTTTTCTAATAGTGTTCTAAAATTTGCAACTGTAAGTACATTAAATGTAATCATAAAACTAATGTCTTGTTTTGGCAAATTATCTAGGTAGTAGCGCAGATTCTTTTCCCATAGAACAACATCTAAATTTGTTCTAATATATTCTGCCTGTGGACCCCAAGTATCAATACTAGTATATAATTTAAAACCTTTGATAGCTTTCTTTTCTAACAATACTTTAACATGGTCTACTAATTTCTGTACCAAACGATGTGTAATGCCTAGATTGCTGTTAACATGGATTTCTAGATTAGGTTCCGGATCGTTTTCCAACATTTCTAACAATTTAAATGTGTTAGGATTCATCAGCGGTTCACCGCCGGTAATTCTAAACACACGTAGATCTTTCTTTAGACTTGGCCACCATTCCCAGAAAGCATCTACATAAGGATTAGGGTCGTCCTTGTTGAAGAAGTCGCTATGCTCTAAAAATTCAATACCATATTGGTTGTAAGTTAGATCGTAATTGCCGTGCCTTTTAATTTCTTCCATCCACGAACTAGATGCTTGTGGACAGCAATACCCGCAGCGGAAATTACAGCCGTTTCCAAAACTAACTTCTAGGTGTCTGGGATTCCAATTGGTTTCCCAGCCTTGTTTAATGATATCTTCGAAGGTATCACTTATGTAGTTAGAGCTGTGTTTCATGCGATCACTAATATGATCACCTTCTAGGTCTTCAATATTCCAGCAGTAGTAGCACTCTTCTGGACGACCCCCTTCCATCATTAACTTACGCTGTAGTTTTTTCCATGGTGTATTATGTAATGCACTGGGATTGTCTTTTAATAGGTCTTTATCAATTTTATGAGGACGAGGGTGATAGCAACTATGATTGTCGCCCATATGGAGATATAGTGTTTCCATATTCCATTTTGCTAGACAAAATCCCTTGCCTACTGTGTTTAACTTATCACGTGTTTCGTGGATAATTTCTATATATTTTTTCATTTAATGTTCCTGTACCATTCTGCTAATTGTGGAAAGGTTTCAACAAAATTCTGTTGTCTTCTTTTATCGTGCTCTGTAAAAAACTCTTTTAGATCGCTAGCATGATGATTTATGTCTGATGCATTATACTTATTATCTTCAATCATCTTGATATTTCGTTCTACTTTATCTAATTCAAAAGGTTTAAACCCTGTAAACGTATTGTTGTATGCAACAATATTAGTCTGCGTAGACATCCATTGTTGTATAGATTTTAATTCAGCTATCTGTTCATCGGATGCATTAAACACACTTAACCATTTAGGACTGCGTAATAGTGGAATATCAAACCATACCCTTTGAAATGGTTCGTCTATTGTTTGTTTATCTTTAGAAAATTCGTCTCGAAGATCTAATATAAATTCTAAATAATTTTTGAATTTTGGAATACTTAACAAATTAAATGTGTTGATAAAACTAACACTGGTATTTTTAGTTTCTTTTAAAAATTTATAGACATTCTTTTTTAGTGTTTCAAATACCAAGCCGTTTCTAAGATATTCTGCATGTTCATTAACACTATCTAAACTGACATACAAAATAAAATGTTTGCAGGCTTTATCTTGATATTTGTACAAATAGGTAAAACTACCATCTTCGAGTGCATGTCCAATTTCTGGAAATGTCTGAGGTATATCTTTTCTTTCTATACTAGGCAACGGATTATTATGATAGGTTTTTTCTTCTGCACCTATTACAAAGTGCGGCCATGTTTGCCACTCTGAACCATCTTTAGGATCGGGAACATAACATTCTACATCATAGTTAACTGAGTCTAACAGTTTGACTTTTTCTAAAAATTTATCAAATATATCCTGTCTAGGAGGACACATATTACTGGTTATGCCTAGCTCTAAATTTTTATTCGGATGACTATAAACATAGTCTAGTATTTTAAATGTATTAGCATCTAATAACGGCTCACCGCCGGTCATTCTAAACACTTCTAGGTCTTTGTATATCTTAGGCCACCACTGCCAAAATGCCTGTACATAAGGATTGTTTTTATTAGACTCATCAATGGGCATTAGGCCTATGTTCTTTAGTGTAATAATATCGTTATGTGCCTGACCGTTTATTTTATACGGGCCAAACTTTTTAACTTCATTCTCCCACTCGCTGCTAAG